GTTCCGCACCGGTCAGCTGGATGTGAACGGCATGGCTGAAATCACCATCAAGAACCGTCACGCCGCGTAACCCGCGATCCATTCCCGAACAAAGGAGAAATCACTCAGCCATGCATCAATATCAGCCTCGCACCCTCACCAGCGGACGGGCGGCAGTCGCCGATTACTCCCGCCTTCCCCTTCGCCCCGCGCGCGGCCAGCAGCAGCCGCCGCCACAGCACCGCGCCCGCGCCGTCGATGTACGTCAGCAGCAATACGACATACAGGCCTTCGACGCGGCCTCGGCGTCGGGCCTGCAGTTCCTGCAATCGCAGCTCGAACTGATCGACCCCAACATCGTCAAACCCCTGCAGGAAACAACGCACGCCCGTGACATGCCTTTTGAAATCGGCGGCGGGTTCCCTGACTTCACCTCGATCTTCGGTACCAACTATGCCTCGACCGGCAATCAGGGTTACGGTCTGCAGGGCACCAATAACACCGAGATCGCCCAGGCCCAGATCGATCTGCAGAAAGGCATCTTTCCGCACTTCAACTGGACTTCCGGCTTCACCATCACTTACATCGACCTCGAAAAGATGGCGACCGCGCAGCGTAATGGCATGCCGGCGCCTATCTCCGTGCAGGAGGTCTATGAGGAGTCGGTCGAGACGGTGTGGAACAAGATGCTCGACGGCCTTGTGTATTCCGGCTTCCAGGGCAATGCCGGTCTGGTCAACAATCCCAACGTCCCCGCGGCTATCGTCAATAACGGCGCGGCGGGCGCAAGCGCCTGGGCGTCGAAGACACCTTCCGAGATCCTTTCGGACGTGAACTTCGGCATCAACCAGACGGTCATGAACTCGGGCTATGCCTTCAAAGAAGGCACGGCGGACACGCTGCTGATTCCTCTGCAGCCTCAGTTCGCGCAGCTCACCTTGCCCATGGCGCTCAACGGCGTCGGCTGGGATTCGACGATCAAGTACATCAAAGCCAATTGCGTGGCGGCGGCGTACGGGATCAACTTCGACATCCTGCCTCTGCCCAATCCCTGGATCTCAGGCCAGGGCCTCGGCTCGACCGATCGCGGCGTCATGTACCGCAAGGACAAAAAGTCGCTCTATACCAAGATCGGCACGAAGGCGAAGAAGGCTTTCACGCTGCCCACTACCAAAGACGGCGTCGGCTACGAAACCGTCTATGTCGGCAACGTCTCGACGGTCGTCTTCCGCCGGACCACCACGCAGTTCTATCTCGATGGAATTTAACCGACGCGGGATCCGGTCCTTGCCCGGATCCTGACTCGAATGAAAGGAAAACCTATGCCTAACATCATCGCGACAAAGACCATCGTGTTCACCGATCATCTGCACGTCTCCGGCGGCGAGGTGCACGTCAAAGTGAATCCCGCTCCCGGGGCCCAGGAGATACCGGACTGGGCGCTCAAGACCAAAACCTATGAAATGGCGATCGCGTCGGGCGCTATCTGTCTGATCGGGGAAGTGAATCCCGGGCCAGCGGACGCTGTCCTGCCGCCCACCATGGAGTTGCTTCTTTCTTACGGCCTCACTACCAACGAGGCTGAGGCGATCTTCACCGAACAGCAACGCAAAGCAGAGGCGGGCGAACCTCCCTATGCGCCCAAAACGGAAGCGCCGCTGACTACTCCCACGGTCGACAGCCTGGTCGCGGCCGGACTGGACCGCGCGAGCGCGGAAAAGTTCATCGCGGACCGCGAAAAGGGCGCGAGCGGCCTGAGTTCACGGCGGAAACCCAGCTCGAATTGAGCAGGAAACTGACCGGAAATTGACCGGAAATTGACCGGAAACTGACCGTTTCATGTCTCCTACCTCGTCTCAATTCCCGAACTATGACGTTTTTCTCGGCGATGCCTGGGGCTTCGGCAACGAAATCGTCTGTCCCTGGCTCACGCTGGCGTCAAACGTCGTCGTCGGGACCAATCCGCCTTACAGCGCGGCCGACTTTCTCTCGGTCTATCCGGCGTTCGGCGGCACGGTCCAGATGTTCAGCGGGATCGTGGCGAATGGCTCACCGGTAGTCACCGGCATCACCTCCACCACCGGTCTTCTGCCCGGCCAGGTGCTGGCGCCCTTCTACATGGTGCAGAATATCCCGGTGGCATTGCCTTTTCAGTCCGGGACCGTGATCCTGACGGTCGACAGCCCGACTCAGGTCACGCTCAACTATGCCGCGATCGCCGACGGCACGCAAATGGCGGTCTATACCGCGCCTTTCATCCCACTCATCGTCATCAACCTGTACGTGACGCTCGCCAGCGCCTCGCTCGTCTATAACCGCTGGATCGATCACTGGTATCTCGGGATGTCGCTCTACATCGCGCACTACCTGACGCTCTATCTGCGCGAGGCGGGCAGCAACGTTCCCGTCCCGGCGAATCTGAGCCCGGGTATGATCGCCCAGATGGGCGCGGCCATCGGCTTCGTTACCAACAAAGCCGCCGGCAGCGTCTCGATGGGCTCGCAGTCGGTAACCGGACCCGGCACCGGCTTCGAGACCTGGGGCGCGTGGAATCTGACCAGTTACGGTCAGTTGTTCATCACCATCGCCAACGTCATGGGCGGCGGACCCATGTTTTTATGGTGATTTTCGCCTTTCAGGATGTCTCGCCCACCAGCGAGCACGAGCCTCAGACAGTTTCTGCTTCCATTCGGGCGTCCTCAGACGTTTCATGTGCGGGAAAGCAATTCCTTTTTTGACGTCGGACATTTTCCGCTTATAGTCTTCCGACCACGTCTTGCCTTTCCGCTGCAAACTCATCTTTTGGCGAGTTTCGTCGGAGGCTTTCTTGCCTGTTGTGATCTGGCGGATCTTTTCTTTGGTCGCTTCCGAATGCTTCAGGCCGGGTGAACCGTCGCCGCCCGCTGTGTAGTTGTAGCCGAACGGTTTCATCGAACCGTAGTGCTCGATCCATCGCTGCTCTTTGGCGTTGAGTTCTTCCATCGAATCAGCACCGTCGATGATGGCGAAGTCAAAGGCTTTAACACCGTGCTTCCGCAGAGCGTTTCCGACCATCGTGCCGTGGATGCCGTGGTTTTTGATGTGGTATCTGATTCGTTCTTTCAGTTTCCGAGTAGTCTGGCCGACATATTTCTTGCCGCTGGCCCTGTGGAGGATGAGATAGATGGTTCCGTACAATGCCCGCCTCGCCCGCCTGAATTCTTTGAATGGGCCACCGGTCGGCGGGTGACCATGCCCGCACTGATCAGGCGCGGGTGGCAGCCCAAAGGAGATGATACATGCCTTTCCTGATTCAAATCATCGTCTTGCTGGTAATCGTGGGCCTGGTGCTGTGGGTCGTGCAGCAGATTCCGATGGACCCGACCATCGCGCGTATTATCCGCGTGGTTGTGATCGTCTTCGTCGTGATCTGGCTGCTCTACCTGTTGCTGGGCTTGTTCGGTACCGGCTCACTGACTTTACCGGCTCCGCGGCGCTGAAAACTGTTACGATCTCCGCAAGGCTAAGGCCTCACCAAAAGGAGAAAGTAACATGTCCGATTCGTACACGATCAACGTCCCGGCGACTGAAGGCGGTTCGTCGGATCTGCCCAAACCCCTCATCACTCCGATTTCGTCATCCAGCGGCGAACCGAGTCCGGATCCGAGTCTGGGCCGGTTCAATAACTGGGCCTTCGAGATCATTCTGCACGAGCACTTCGACAAACTGCGCGGGCGCCTGATGGATATCGCCGAATGTTCAACGCGCGACCGGCAGCAGGCAAGGGCGATGCAGGCGCTGATGAAAGACGCGCTCAATACGGCCTTCCACGATTCGCGGCGCAATATGGAAACCTTCTGCCGCGACAAAGGCGTCATCGGGGCAGGCGAAGGTCTGGAACACGGTCCTGGCTATGGTCTCAGGGCCGATTCCATCGCGGAATTTATTTACGAACAGCCGCGCTGAATTGCTACTATCATGGCTGCGCAGTAGAGCAGTCTGGTAGCTCGTCGGGCTCATAACCCGAAGGTCGGGTGTTCAAATCATCCCTGCGCAACCACATCGTGGGACGCCGAAGTAGCGCGGCTGAAACCACACCTCGGGCGGAAGTTCTTTTCCTCGACTTCCGCCCTTCGTATTTGACCACTGACTGGTCTATGCCTCCCCGCAATCCTCCACTCACAGTGACCCGGTCGGGTCCCGGCTTCCTTGAGATCGAAAGCGCCCTGAATCAGGTGAAGCGGTCAGAGGTGTATATCGGGATCCCGGCCGACCGCACCCTGCGGCGCGGCGATGAGATGAACAATGCCAGCCTGCTGTTCATTCACACGCATGGCTCGCCCTTGCGTAACATCCCGCCGCGGCCTGTGATCGAACCGGCCCTGAGAACTGTGGCCAAACCTATCGCGGATGAACTGGCGAAGTCAGCGAAGGCTTTGCTCGAGCACAATCCGCAACGCTCGCTCATGTTTCTCAAACGCGCGGGAGTACTCGGATCGAATGCGGCCAAACGCTGGTTTACCAATCCGATGAACGGATGGCCACCGAACGCGCCCTCGACGATCGCTCACAAAGGCAGCGACAAACCTCTGCTCGATACCGGGCAGCTGCGCCGCGCAATCACTTACGCGATCTTACAGGGCAATGTCCGGACGCCTGCGGAACAAGCCGATGAATGACAAAACGTCGAAGGAGCTGATGGGCCTCGTGCTCAGGGCGCTTCATCGGGACGAAGACTTGTCCGCATACGTGAAGAATCTCTCGGGGCAGGGCATCCTGCCTGTGATGAATATCAATATCGGGTTCACCGTGCATCCGCCGGAGCAAGTCACGCCGGATCCGGACTTCGACAGAAAGTTCCTTAAAGGCTTGAGGATCACCGACTGAGATGCCCTTTCAGCTTACGGAAGTGGTCCTGGATCCCGACATGGGGCAACCTATAGTCATCAATCGCTCGCAGGGCAGTTTCGGCCCGGGCGGATGGCAGACGACCGGCACTTCTCAGATCCCGACGTTCGGCGTGATCGAGATCGATCAGGACCAGCTCGACAAGATGATTCCGGAAGGCGACCGCATCTCGGGCGCGATCGGTGTCTATATTCCGATTGCGATTTATCCCACTCATCTGAGTGGCGCGCCGCCGCCCAGCTTCAATTTCATCGGACCAGGCGTTTCCGACGAGATCGTGTGGAACGGCGAACCATACAGCGTTACCAGCGTCGGGCCCTGGAACGATTTCGGCTATTACTTCGCCGTGCTCCTGCGCCTGCCCGGGTTCTGAGTTTTCCACAGAGCCAGGCAAATAATTTCAGGAATAATTTTCAACCGTTTTTACAAAAGCTCGCGCCGCAGCCAATACTGACGGCCCTTTCCCAATTTCGTCACAGGAGATCCCGCATGAGTTCCGCGTACAACTTCATTTTTTCGAACACAGAGAGTGTGGCCGTCAGCAGTCTGCCGGCGAACATGCAGCCGGGAGGCGATCCCGGCGTCGGACTGTTCGATGCGAATGCGCCCACACCAGGTACGAACGGCGCGCCTCTGGTGCGCGTGCCCGGCAAAGGGCTCTGGATGGTCATCAACGGCTTCTGGCAGCAGATCGCCCCGGCGCCTGACACCGGCGGCGGCACACTGCCTCCCGGCAGCGTCGGACAGGCGCAGCTGCAGCCTGCGAGCGTCGGCACCGACCAGCTGATCGACGGCAGTGTTACTTTGGCCAAGCTCGATCCGGCGCTCGCTCTGCCTGCTGACAGCGTGGGCACGCCGCAGCTCCAGGATGGCAGCGTCACGGCCGAGAAACTGGCGGGCGGGTTCACTCTGCCTGCCAACAGCGTAGGCACGCCTGAGCTGATCGCCGCCAGCGTCACTCAGGACAAACTCGCGCTTCTGAGCGTCGGCGGACCGCAACTCATTCTTGCGAGCGTGGGCCAGCCCCAAATGGGCCTTCTCAGCGTGGGCACGCCGCAGCTGATTCTCGCCAGCGTGGGACAGGAGCAACTCGCGCTTCTCAGCGTGGGCACGCCGCAATTGATCGATGCCAGTGTTACGGCAGAGAAACTCGCGCCGGGAGTTTTCAGTAATCCTGTGGCCGGATTGCAGGTGGCGCAGGCGACTTACGACTTCTCGGTCGATGGCGGCGCCGAAGGCACGATCACGCCCGCTACCAATGCGGTCATCCCGGCGAACGCCATCGTCATGAATCAGGTGATCGACTGGACGACGCCCGCGGCCGGCAATAACAACGTCACTGCCATCGGGCTTACCGGGCAGGACGCGGCACTGCTCGATCCGACTGAAAGGGTCAATCTGACAGGCATCATCCCCGGCAACGTTCAGTTCCAGACCAGTTCGACCTGGCTCAAACTGGCGGCGGACTCTTCGATCACTCTGACTGTCACACAGGCTCCTTTGACTGCCGGCGTCTGCAATATCTGGGTCTTTTACCTGTCCGTCCCGGCGTAAGCGGCTTATTTCATAAGTTGCAACTCCTTATTTTATAAGCGCCTGAAAGCCGCCACTTCTCATTTTTCCCCCGGATTTGAGGGGCGCAGACCCGTATGCCTTATCAGATCAACTACCCGAACGGTCAGCAGCTGAATTCATCCGCCCAGACGCCCAACGGGATGGAGACGATCTTTCAGGCGCTGAGCATCGGGATGCTGGGGATCGATTCGATTCCTCCGGTGAATCCGAACTCTGCTTATCAGGCAGTGCGCTGCGCCTTTCAGCAGAAAGGGCAGCCGTCCTGGAGTATCAATAACACCGTCACCACCATTTCGGCGCTCATTGACACCGATCCCTACGGCAAAAGCCGGGACGAGCTCATCGGGCCGAACGATGACATCAGCGTCACGCAGTATCTCTCCTACACGCGCGTCTGGCGCTTGCACTGGGACATCTACGGACCGTTCGCTCAGAGCTATGCCGAAGCCCTGATATCCGGCTTTGCCCAGGTGGACTGGGTCTTCGACTGGATGGTCAACGGCTGCAACGGCATGGCGCAGCAGCCGATCTATTTCGTGGCCGATCCCGTCGCGCCGATCCGCGCGCCTGAGAACTTTCAGCGCCAGTGGTGGGAGCGGGTGACGCTCGATCTCCGGTTCAACGAGCTGGTGATTCAGACGGTTACCGTGCCGACGGGCATCTCGGTCGAGATCACGGTTACGGCCGATACCGGCGAGACCGAAACCTTCACTGTGACCGCCGCCTGACAGCTGTTCCGTTATCCCGAATTTTCAAAAGCGAAGGACCTATTTCCTATGGCAACGTTTCCGCTTTCTCTGCCGCTTAATGACATCATTCCGGTTACCGTCGTCATCTCGCCGGTGGTACCGCCAGGGCCTGCTTTCAACCAGGCGCTGATCCTCGGTTCGAGCACAAACATTCCGTCATCCATCCGCCTGCTGCAGTTCACCGCGCTCACGCAATTGACGGTCAGCAATCCGAGTATCGGCTTCGTCGGCTTCGCACCAACCGATCCGGAGTATCAGGCGGCTGAGGTCTACTTCGAACAGAACCCGGCGCCGTTCTATCTCTGGATCGGACGCCGGGACCTGACGGCGCTCGGTGCCGTCTCGGTCGCGGCCGGCGGGACAGGCTATGTCATCGGCGACATCGTAGCAGTCGTCGAGTCCGCGAATTCGACCGGCAGTCTGGTGGTAACTGGCATCGTGAGCGGCACCGGCGCAGTAAACGGTGTCAATCTGATTCCCGGCAAGCAGGGCACCGGCTACTCGACCGGGACCGCCTTACCCACTACAGGCGGAACAGGAACCGGCCTGACGGTGACGATCGTATCGACCGGCGAATCCCCGGCTGCGGCCATGGCCGCTTGCCGCCTCGCTTCGCCCCAATGGTATGCCGCGTCGAACGTCAGTCTTCAGGACTCAGGCACACCCGTTGCCACGACCACGGCCATAACGAACGCGGGACTGCCGCTCATCAACGTAACCAGCCCCACCGGGATCGCTGTCGGGCAAATCATTACGGGCGCAGGCATCCTGGGCAATACAACCGTCATCGGTCTTATACCGGGCACGCCCGAAGTGGTTGAGCTTTCGCAGGCTCCGACCGCCAGCGGCACCGCTGTTCCGGTTCAGTTCTTCGCCCCGCTTTCCGTCCAGTCGAACGTCAATCTGGCCACTTTCATCGAAGCTGCCACACCGCCCAGCATCCTGTTCCTGACTTCGGGCGATCCGGCGATCCTCAATAATTCGCCGAACAACCTGTTTGCGACATTGCAGGCCGCGAGCTTCAATCGCACCTGTCCGGTCTATGCGACGACGGAGCTGGGCGAGTCGAATCAGTTCAACGCTTACGCGGGCGTGGCGGCGATGGGATACGCCATGGGCGCGAACACCGGCACCGCGTCGAGTTACTTCACGCTCATGTTCAAACAGCTGATCGGGATCATACCGGAACAGCTGACACAGCAGCAGGCGACTACCATTTCCGGTTCGGCCGACCGGACCAACATGGGCCTGAACGGGAATATCTATGTCAATTACGCCAACGGCGATTACAAGATCTTCCAGAACGGAACCATGGCCTCGGGCCGCTTCGTGGATATCACGATCTTTCTCGATCTTCTGGTCAGCGAGATTCAGTACGGCGCGATGAACACGCTGGTTTCCCAGCCTTCCATTCCGCTCAATCAGGCCGGGATCTCGATGATGATCTCGGCGATCACTCAGGCTTGCGTGGCGCTCCAGACCATCGGCTTCATCAACACGTCCGGCGTCTGGCAGGGCGTCACTATCGGGCCGATCAGCCCGGGGACCAATCTGCCGAAAGGCTATTACGTCTACTCGCCGCCGGCGAGCTCGCTCACGCAGGCGCAGCGGCAGAACAGGCAATTCCCGCACATGAACGTCCTGATCATCCTGGCCGAATCCGGCCAGTCGCTCGCCATCACCGTGAACGTTCAGCCGTAAAAAGACAGCCGGTTTAAAGGAGAAACGTTATGGCCCAGGGAGTACTTGCTACTTATTCCGGACTGGCTCTGAACGGGGCGATCAACAGTCCGCTTTTCGGTGCGATCATTCTGGCCGGCATCAATCAGGCCGGTATCAATCGGATCACGATCCGCATGGACACCAACCATGCGGAGTTGAAACGAGGCATGGACGGCGCACAGGTGCCGTCTTACGTCCCCGGCGAGTCGGGCGTGATCGAGATCAGCGTCTGGCAGACCAGCCAGCTGCAGCAGCAATTACTGCAGGCTTACAACGCCGTGCTGACGCTGTCGCTCACCGGCGACGTCTCGGAGTCGTTCGGCGCCACCATCTATCTGGAGAACACATCCGATCAGTCCTCGCATACCGCTTCCGGCTGCATGCTGCAGAAGGTACCGGACAAGCCTTATCAGGAACAAGCCCAGGAGGTGAACTGGATGTTTACCTGCGCCCACATCATCTCGGAACCGGGCGGCGCGGTCGGCGCGGTCATCGGCTCCGTCTCGTCGGTCCTCTCAGGCCTCGGCTAAAAAATAAACCGGCTCTGTGCGGAGAGCCGGTCCGTGACATCAACCTGCTATCGACTTACCTTGCCCTCAAGAATAACAGCTTTTCCACAACTATATGGCACACACACAGGACGTCGAGATCGAAGGCCGCGATCTCGAAGGCAACTTCGTCAAGCGCAAATTCCGCATCGGCCTCATGCGGGCCGATATCGGCTCGTGGTGCCTGTCGATCTTCATCAGTAAACAAATGGCCGATGAATCCAATTACATTAAAGCCCAGGGCTACGGCTTCGATGTCTGCTATCTGATCAAAGAACAGGCCAACAATACGCCGATCAAAATCTATGAGATGGGCGGGCGAGGCTGGCTGATCCCGGACCTGGCTTATGACGCCGGTACCGCCTATGTGCTCTGGGACAAAGTGCTCGAATTCAACTTCGGCCCTTTTTTTCAGAGAGCCGACGAAGAGCGGAAGCGCAAGCTGCTGGCCGAGGCTTCCACAAACGGGAACTCGGATACGGTCCAGCCCCTTTCCCCGGCGATCTCGACCACTATCTCTGGCGGCCTGTAACAGCCGGTTACTGGCGGCAGCATGAAACCTTCGACGGCACTTACAACGTGCACGATCTGGTAGCCATCAACCGCGTGCTCGACGTGATCGACGAAAACAGGGCGCGCTACCACGAAGCCGTTGCACAAGCCCGCAGATAAGCATGGACAATATCCTCGAATCCTATCTCGTCAAACTCGGTTTCTCGCCCGACATCTCATCCCTGAATGCCTTTCAGAATGCGCTGAAGCAGGCTGAGACCGCGGTCGAGCATTATTCGAGCGGGATGCTCAAATCGCTGCTGGGCACGCAGACAGCGATTGTGTCCGGTTTCGCCTCCGTATCCGCGGCCATCGTGAGCACGGTCGACAAAATGGCGATGGCCGATCAAAGCTATCGCCTGGCCGGCCTGCACATGAACATAACCGCGGAATCCGCGCGGAAGCTGACCATGATCACCAACGCGCTCGGCGCGTCGATTGAAGAGATCACCTGGGATCCGGAGCTGCACGGCCGGATGCTCGTCATGAACCAGGACCTCGACAAGCTGGGCCGGCAGCTGGGCCCCGACTTCGAGCCCAACATGAGACGGCTGCGGGATATGCGGGCTGAGTTCGGACGCATCGGCTACAGCGTGCAGTTTCTCGGGATGCAGTTCGCGACCTCGATCTTCAAAGAGATGGGCCTCGACTTCGATACGGCTCAGGCGAAACTGCACAAATGGATTGACGATTTTCAGGCGAACCTTCCGACTCTCGGGCGTGAGCTGGCGACCTTTCTGCTGCCGGTCCTCAAAGACACGTGGGGAATGTTCCTCAATATCGGCGAGGCTGCCAAAGAATTCGGCGTCACGTTCACCAATGTGGTCGGGATGCTGTCCGGCGACGAATCCATTCAGGGCACCGAATTCAGCGTCAACAAGCTGGCGATCGCTTTCCACGACGTCATCGGCTGGGCCAACGATTTCGTCACCACGATGACGAACGTCGAGAAGACTGTCGGTCACTTCGCCGTCGGCATGTCGCTCCTCGGAGATAAGAAGTATGCCGCTGCGGGCCATGAATTCGCGGAGGCATTCAAGGACCATCCGGTCATCTCCGGCATCATTACAGGCGCTGTGGCCGGCAGCGTCGTTCCCGGTTTAGGGACCGTCGCCGGCGCCATAGTGGGCGGCATCGGCGGAGTGGCGTATGACGCGATGCATCCGGATAACACGACAGCCGTCGATTTCATCAAGTCGCTGCCTGCGCTTTCACAGAAAAACGACACCGGCACCGATTCCGGTTTCTTCGGCGCTGGTGAGGTGGGCGAACACGCGCGTCATAGAATCTCGGCGCTGATAACAGGGCGACCGCAGCCCACGTTCGGCAACACCGATTCCATCCATGACCAGATCGTAGCGGAGGCGACAAAAGCCGGCGTCGATCCTCATCTGGCGCTGGCGCTGGTCAATCAGGAATCGGGCTTCGATCCGACGGCCCTCTCCGCCTCTGGCGCGATGGGCCTGTTCCAGCTGATGCCCGCGACGGCGAAACACATGGGAGTGACCGATCCCTTCGATGTCGAGCAGAACATACGCGGCGGAATCGGCTATCTCGAGGAACAGCTGAAAGCTTTCCATGGCGATCGCGCTCTCGCGCTGGCGGCTTACAACGCAGGCCCGGGCAACGTGCACAAGTATGGCGATACCATCCCGCCGTTTCCGGAGACGCAGAGCTATGTCGCGCGGATCCTCGCCGGCACGGACGGGGCCGACGTTGCGGCGAATCCGGCCGCGCAGCCGGTCGCAGCGGCTCCGGAAACCCCGTATCACATCGAGGTCCATTTCGGCGACATCAATATCAACGGCTCGGGTTTGAACGAACATCAGACCCGCCGCGCGGTCGCCGGCGCGGCGCAGGATCTTCTCGACTTGCAGAACCTTCACGATCAGGTGCAGCTGTCACCTGCGCTTCACTAACATGGGCGACAGTCTTATTCCTCTCCCGCTGACAGGCGTCAGCGGCTCGACGCAGGCTGCGCAAACGCTGAACGCCATGTGGCGTCCGCCGCAATGGACTCAGGGCGTGGGCGCCACCCTGACTATTACCGCCGTTCAACCCACGTCAGGGCAAACACCGCCCAACCCTGCAACGATTCCGGCCACCGCGGGCAACGCGACCGCGCAGCAGACAACGGTCATGTACGTGGTCGATGGCACGATCCGCGCGGATCACCAGCAGGAGATGGTCATCACCACCAATCCGGTGCAGACCGGCGCGCCGCTGAGCGATCACACGTACCTGATGCCGGCGCGCCTGACGGTCGATGTCGCGATGTCGGACGCGATGCAGTCCTACGTGGTCGGGCAGTTCTCCGGATCCGGATCGCGCAGCGTGGCCGCTTATCAGGTCCTGCTCGGTCTGCAGGTCTCGCGTGCCGTGCTGCAGGTGTCCACGCGGCTGATGCAGTACTCGAACATGATGATCGTCGATCTCGCGCCGGAAGAAACGGTCGAGACGCGCTTCGGTCTGAGATGCCGGGTAACGTTCCAGCAGATCATCACGGCGAACGTCCAGACCGATACTTACACCCAATTCGACCCCAGCCGCTACACGCTCTATAACCCTCAATTTCCCTCTGTCACGCCGTTGAGCGCGCGGCCGCAGACGACGGACCTGTCTCAATACGGATCGACCATGACACAGCCGGTCTCGGGCGCGATTACACAGCAGCACAGCGCCGATCTGATCCCATCCAGCGCCGCGCTCGCTCAGGCCCAGCAGGTCGACGGCGGCGGCGACTGGTCTTCGACTAACATCGCGCAGTTTTCCGCCAGCCGGTTTTCGCTGACTCCTCTTTCATAAGGTTTTGGATTTTGAGTGTCCCAATTCATCAGCCTGAACAGCAGTCCCAATCAGCAGCTGTCTGTCGCCCTCAGTATCAACGGCGGAACCGTGACGCTCCAGCTGGCCGTCCGCTTCAACGAGATGGCCGGTTACTGGGTCATGTCGATTGCGGATCCGCAGGGCGTTCCGCTCATCTCGACGATTCCGCTGGTGACGGGAACTTACCCGGCCGCCAACCTTCTCCTGCCTTACCAGTACATGAACATAGGGTCCGCCTATGTGATCAACATCAGCGGCGTGACCTCGCCCGACTATCCGAACGCGAACAATCTCGGCACTGATTTTCAGGTCCTCTGGGACGACAACACCGATTACATCGCCACCTGCGCCGGCACTTCACCAGGAGCAATTCTCAAACCCATGGCTGGATTCACAACTTCATGCGTCGGACCGCAAGGCCCGCCCGGACCGCAAGGCCTGCCGGGAATGGGCGCGGCCAATGGCGGCTTCGCTCTTCTCACTTCCGATCTAAGCAATAACATCCATCCGGACATCTCGCTCGGCCTGAGCATGGAGATTCAGCTGCAGGCCACAGCCACCACGACCGGCAGCGCCCCAGCTAATTCGCCTGCTCTGACGGTAGCGAACGGCGCAGGGATTCAGGTCGGCAATCTGGTCTCGGGGCTGAATATCCCGCCCGGGACCACGATCATCGCGGGCAGCGGCACGTCCTGGACGATGTCGGCAAATACCACCGCCGCGATCCCGGCCGCGACGCCGCTCATCTTCGATCAGCAGCTCACCGTGCAGCCGCCTGTCTGGACGAATAACTTCCTCGTGCCGGGCATGATGTTCAACCTGCTGCAGAAGCAGGACGCGCTCGGCAATCACCCGAACCCCATCTTCGTGACGGTCGCGACCGGCGGACCGGCGACAGGCAGTTATGCCGTCGACGCCAACCAGAAATATCCGGGCACCGCGGGCGGCACATGGACGATCTTCACGTTCTTTTATACCGGCGTCGCGTGGATCGTGATCAATTTCTGGACCAACATCGCCTCGCAGTAAAACTCAAACCCTTGACTCAGGAGTGAACTGAAAGATGAAAGCTGTCCTCATCGGATTGCTCGCCTGCCTTGCTGTTTACGGGCAGTCGGCCAATGGCGTTACCTTCGTGCAGCCTGTGATTACTCCGTCACCCGCGCCGGCGCCCACGCCGGGAGGCACCACTGCGCCCCCGCTCAACGTCAATCAGAAACTGGCGCAAGCCCTCAACATGCAGGACTTCGATTCAGCCCCGACCTTATCCTGCACATCGGTCTCGCACGACGACGGTCCGGCGCTGCAGCGGGCGATTAACTATGCGGCACAGGTGGGCGCTCCCGGCGAACCATCGGGACCACCAGACAGTCCGCCGCCGCCATCGGCTAACGGCACGTATGGCTTCGCGGGCGGCGTCGTCAGCATGCGAAACAGCAGCACGTGTTACGTCAATTCGATCCAGTCGCAGGTGAACGGAGTGATCCTGCCGCTCACTCCCTACGGTCTGAAGATCCAGGGCAACGGCAGTCATCTGATTCTCAATCCGGCGCTCAGTAGCAACGTTCTGCTCTCAACCCCTCCGGACTACGCCGGCGGCGCTGGTTTCGACAGCGCGACCACGCCGGTCTATTTTTATACCGGGAACCTCCCGGCATATTCTTCGTCAATCCAGCTCGCCACGCCTTCCGACTGTGCGAACTTCAAGCCGAGTGACCCGATCTGGATTCGTGGCGGCTACGGCAAACAATCGGAAAACAATGGGGAACTGAACCGGGTGAAGAGTTGCGATGCGACGGCCGGAATTCTTTACCCTTACTGGAATACGGCAAAGCCTTATATACCCGGTGGCAGCGCAACTCCCTGGACCCCTGGCGCGGCTCACACCGCGGGTCAGACCATTCGCGTGGGCCGGAACGTCTATACGGCGCTCAACAGCGGAACCTCCGGTACGACGACTCCTCTCTGGCGTTCAGGCGGAATCATGGGCGTGGGCGCCCCCGCGAATACCATTCCGCCGGCCCGCGTAGGCGACGGGGCGGGCGTCATCAACACCACAGGCACGGCGATCTGCAGCACCAATCCGTGCACTTCCCAGATAACGATTACCGGTTCCACAGCGGGCATCGTCCCAGGCATGCTGGTCACCGGCAACTCCGGTCTGGATGCGGAGAGCGCGGGGAACAACGGAGTTCTGACTCCGCTCTGGACCGTCATGACCATCAGCGGTAGTGTCGTGACGCTGAACCAGCCGATCAATTTCTATGACGTATGCGATTTTGTGGGCGGTGTCTGTCAGCCCGCGCCGCTGCAGTTTTACCCGCCGGGAGCGGTGATCTGGTCGGATCAGGGCTATACCAACATAACGAACGCGTCCAAACAGGCTCTGCAGAACTTCGAAATCGACGATCTCAAGATGACCGTCTCGACCGAAGGGGGCGGCGTGATCGTTCTGTCTCAGATGCTGGGAGTGATCTTCCGTAACGTGGAAATGGAAAATACGGTCGGCAACCAGTGGATGGTCGATGGCGCGAACCGGAATGTTCTTTTCGACCATGTGAAATGGACTTCGCCGGTGAATCATGGCGCTGAGTCAGGGGCGGGCGGCCAGATCGCTTACAACACGGTCAACTTCGAAGTCAGAAACTCGGAATTCTTTACCCAGGGCTGGATTGACGATCCGATCTGGTGCGACGAGTACTCGGCCCAGGTGAACCTGCACGACAACCGTCTCGGCGGAAGTGCTTCCGTCGCCGCCACCACGTTCTGTTTCGATTACACCGTTCACCATAATCAGATCGACATCGATGCGAGCGCCAGCACCACCGGCGGCGGCGCGATTTCGTTCGGCGGCTGCTGCGGTTCGATCAGCATCCCGAACATGACCATCGATGACAACGTGTTCAACATAGCCGTGAATCCCGCTGTGCCCAGCGCGGGCATGTATGTCGCGGGGACCAATATGAGGTTTCACCACAACACGATCAATTACACCGGCGGCTATGTTCCGATAGATCTCACCGGCGCCGGGGGCGATTTCAGCGACAACATCGTCAATTCGGACGGTCCCGTGGGCGTGTACATGGGTTCTTTCGCGCCGAACTGGACACTGACCAATAACATCGTCACCCGCACCAATGCGATTACAGCGGTGGGTCTGTCAGTTCTCAATTCGAACTCAGTCGCCGTTTCCAGCGTTCAGAACGGCACAATCGTGGCCGGAATGTTCGTGGCCGGTTTCGGCATTCCACCGGGCACCTTCGTCGGGCCGAGTCCGGGATCGAGCATAACGCTCGTCGACTCGACGGGCGCGTCGGTGAATAATTACGCCGCACTGAGTCTGACGCCGCTTGTCTTCGGCCTCGCGGGCGATCAGATGTTCGATAACAATAACGGCTTTGAATTCATTGCAAATGCCGTCGTAGTCGGTTCCGGTCCGACGATTACGGGTAACACGATCGCCAATTTCAAGAACGGCATTTTCTTCGAGATGAACGGGGCCGACTTCCCGAACAGGGTCATCGGCATCAACAATTTCAACAATACGAGCCAGGCTTTAAACGCAGGCGTGGTCAACCCGATGACCTATGGGCCTTTGAGTTCGATCAATTTCAACGCGCCGTTCAATCCCCATTTCTCCTATCAGTTCTATGGACGCACGCACCTGTGGGCTTTTGGGCCGCAGTTGCCTACCAATCCGCTCGGGATCAATCCGAATACAGGCGCTCCTGTTGACAACAGTGAATCGCTGAGCCTCGACAGCAGCAGCTTTAACACCCTGGGCATTCACTCGGGCGTCGAGACCAACCTGGTGATCCGGTTCAGCACGCCGGGCTATCAGACCACGATCGCGCAGGGCTCATTGGCTCCGGCCTCTGCCGGTGGTCTGGCTTTCGGCACGATGACGCTCGGTTCTCCCAACAGCACGCAGGCGAACCGGTTCGGGATCTCGTCTCTGGGCGTCCAGGTACTGAGCGGCGGCACTTATATGTCGAACGACGGATCGTCCGGCGCTACCGACACCGTAAGCACGGGCAGCGGCACCTCACTTTGCACGCTTACCTTCAAAAGCGGACTTTTCGTCGGGGCGGCAGGAGCCGGTTGCGCGATCACTGTATTCACACAGAATCCCACCGGCGCAGTCTTCAATTCGCCCACTGTGCCGCCGGTGCAATTGCCTGTCACCAGCGTCAGTTCACCCGGTCAGCAATGACTCCGCAGCAACAGCAATTCAGGCCGTACTTCGGGCGCGCGTGGCAGTTCAAGCTGACCACGGGCACGGGCACGGTGACCCTGTCGAGCAATCCTTCCGGCGAGAGCCTGCGAGCCTCTTTCAAGGTCTCGACCCAGCTGATGGCCGCTTACTCTGCCGGTGAGCTGACGATCTGGAACCTGAATCCTCAGACCGCGGCCAGCGCGGTCGCATCGGGTTCTGTGCCGACCAGTCAGCTCTGGCAGTTCTATACGAGGGTGCAACGCGGCGACACCGTAGTGATCAGCGCCGGTTACCGGCAAACGTCGGCAGGCGCGTTCTCGCCTGAAGCCAATGTCATTTACGTCGGCAACGTGCTGCAGCCGATCTGGACGCGCGAATCGGTGGTCGACTGGAGGCTGACGCTGCGCTGCACCTTCGGCTTCCTCGGCGATGCCCTGAATTACGCCAATGTCTCGCTGCCCTCGAACGTCAGTTACTTCCACGCCGTGCAGCAAATTATGGACAAGAGCGGTCTTACGGCGCAGAACGAGACATCCATCGATCAGGCCGGTCTCTCCTCAATCCTGTTTCCGCGGGCGCAGGTGCACTTTGGCCGTCCTTACGATTTGCTGGCTGAGATCGCCCGGGACAATAACATGCTGTTCTGGGTCTCGCCGCACGGCGGCGGCGGCGGCGTGAACCTGCGCCAGGTCAATTTCGATCCCAACACCGCTCCCGATTGGGCTTATAGTCCGCCCGGTGTGCAAGCCACCATGCCGAATGGCGTTGTCAGCAACGTCATCAAGCAGACTATTATCGGCACGCCGGAACAAACGCAGGATGGACTCGATTTCCGGGTCGAGATGGACGCGCAGCCGCTCATCGGCGACACGGTCGGGCTGGCTCCGGGGACTCTGGTCAACCCCTTTCCGATCAGCCAGGGAGTCACGAAGACCGCGGCATTGAATCCGATCCCGAACAGAGCCGGTGTCTATCTCATCATCGGGCTGAGCTATGTCGGGGACACGCGCGGCCAGGACTGGTACACGGAAATTCACGCGGTCACTTCCAATTTCTGGGCGCAAATCGTCGAGAACGATAAATCAGCACCGCCGGCAGCGAACTAACTCATGGGCGACAATCCCGTCATTCCCGATTCGGGCACTCCCACTTTCACTGTTGACGTCACCGCGCAAGCCGATCAGGATCCCGGGCTTCCGATATCCCAGCGCATCCTGCGCTCGATCTCACGCTTCGATCAGCACGCGAAGAAGATCATGCAATCGCTGCGCGTGGCGATCCCGGCCATTGTCGAAGACTTTCAGCCCGGGCCGCCGGCGACAGTCTCGGTTCAGATCGCGATCAAAGAGCCGGTCCAGATGAACCTCAACGGGCCTGCCGGGCCGCCGATCGATGTCAAGGTCGTAAAGCTGGTGCCGGGACTGATTATCGAATCGATCCCGGTCGTTCTGCCCTCCGGAGGCGGCTGGTCGCTCACTCTGCCTATCGTGAAGGGCGATGAATGCCTGCTCGTCTTTGCTGACGCCTGTATCGATTCCTGGTGGCAGTCGGGAGGCGTACAGGCTCCGATCAGCTTCCGGCGCCACTCACTCTCGGACGCGATGGCGATCTTCGGCCTGCGCTCGACACCGACCGGCATCACCGGCTGGTCGACGGACTCGGCGCAGCTGCGCAATGACGATCAAAGCGTTGTCATCGATCTCGGTAACTCGGGCGACGTCTCGATCACCGCGTCCGGCGCGATCAACATCAAAGCTTCCGGAAACCTGTCCGTCGAAGGTGAGACTGTAGCGATCAAGTCGACCGGCGGGCAGACGACGATCGACGGCAAACCGTTCCTGCCGCACGCTCACTCGGGCGTGCAGTCTGGCGGGTCAACCACAGGACCGGTGGTCTGATGCCTTCGATTCAGGTACGCGCGTTGCAGAATGGCGATCCCGGCCGGGGCCAGTCTCTCGCCAACTTCATCTATGACATCGAAGCGGTCGCCCAGATCATCGGGACCACGCTCAAGCTGCTGCAGGGCGAGTGGTGGGAGTCGCTCAACACCGGCACGCCGGTCTTTCAGTCGATCCTCGGCGTTCCCAACACCACCGATGGCGTCGGCCTCATTCTGAGGCAGCGCATTCTGAGTGTTCCCTTTGTGATCGGGGTCCAGAATCTGGTGGTCACCTATGGCCCGTCGACGCGGCATTACACGTTCTCGTGCAGCGTGATCACGGCTTTCGGCACCATCGGCGTCAGCGGCACTCCGGGCAATCAGGCCGTCATCAACCAGCAAAGCAGTGCGCTCGCGGTCTCACCTGCCCGCGCGCGCCGCCGCTGAAAGCAAGAAATATGGGATCTTACGTTCCTCCTTTTGTCGGTCCGGCCGGCCTGCAGATTCCGCTCGAGCCGGAAATTCTGTCGAACCTGCTCACTCAGTTTCTGGCGATCTATGGCCAGTCGAACTATGTCGGTCCGGACACCGCGGACTATCAGGACACGTCGATCCGCGCGCTGCAGTACTCCGATGCGAACGCGGCCATGCAGCAGGTGTTCGTCTCGCTCAATCCGCTCTATGCCACCGGCGTCGCGCTCGACAATTGCGGCGTGCTGATCGGGACGGCGCGTAAACAGGCGACTTCGTCCACGGTTTCACTGACTATCACCGGCACACCCGGCGCGATCATCAATAACGGGCTCGTACAAGACCAGGTCGGCAATTTCTGGGCCTTGCCCGTCTCGATTCAGATCACCGGCAGCGGCACGGTGCAGACCACGGCTACCTGCCAGCTGCTCGGCATCGTCACGGCGGATCCGAATACGATCACGACCATAGCCACGCCCACGGCGGGCTGGACGAGCGTCACTAATCCGGTCGCCGTCGCAGTCGGCGGCGTGTATCCCAATACGGCGGGCCTGCCGGTCGAGGCGGATTCGCAATACCGCGCCCGCCTGCTGAGCTCACAAGCTCAGCCATCGCTTACTACTCTCGCCGGCACCGCGGCGGCAATCGCCGCCGTCCCCAACGTCACCCGGTCTCAGGTCTATGAGAATCCGACGAACTCGACCGATGTCAACGGGATCCCTCCGCATTCGATCTGCTGCGTCGTCGAAGGCGGCGATCCGGAGGCCGTCTGTCAGGCGATTTACGACCATCGCGGCATCGGCTGCAACACGTTCGGCGGGGCCACTCCGATCACGCGCTCGATCGTCGATCCTTCGAACGGCGGTATCAGCCTGCCGATCTCTTACATAGGCGTGACCTATCTGCAGGTCTACGTTTCTTACAACATCCATCCGTTGAGCGGCTACACTTCGGCCGTCCCGCCTGCGATTCAGGCGAACGTGCTGCTCTATCTGAGCGGGCTCAGTATCGGCGAGGACGTCTATGCGGGCGAGCTGATCAATGCCGCGCTCGATGCGCGGGCCAATCCGGAGAATCCGACCTTTGCCATCCGCAGCCTGAGTTACGGAACGTTCGCCGTGGGCACGCCGTCGACCGCTGACCTGAACGCGCTTAATCCCGTCATCGTCGTGCCTTCGACTATCGGCCTTATCAACGGCCAGGTCGTGATCGGCGCGGGGATCCTCCCCAATACGACGATCCTGCAGATCGCCGGTCTGAACGTGACGCTCTCGCAGGCTCCCGTCGTGACCGGCGTCAACGTGCCGATCAGCGTCGTCAACGTCAATCCGCCCGGGTCGGATATCGTGATCGGCTTCGCGCAGGCGGCGCAGACTAATTCCTCGAACATCATCGTCACCCTCGTCTGATGTCTTCGCCTCTGGTTCCCAATCCGGTTCCGCCCGCGCCGTTCGCGCTGCCGAACAGTTACTATCTCAGGCTCGTCACCTCCGAGTATCAGGGCCCGGCACCCAACATGCTCACGTGGCTGAATGACAACCTGCAGTATCTCGAGGACGTGACGGCGGCGCTCCTCGAGATACTCAACGCTTACTATCTGCCGGCCGCCGTCGGGGCGCAGCTCGACGTGATCGGCGTGATCGTCGGTCAGACGCGGCTCGTCGGCTTCCAGCCTACCGGACTGAATTCGGTTGCGCCGGGAGGCGGCACTACCACAGGCAGCGCCGGGACAGGCTATATCGTCGGGGATATCGTTACGGTCATTCAGACCGGCGCGCAGAATGGCACGCTGCGGGTCACTGCCATCGGCTCAGGCGGATCGGTGAGCACGATCCAGATCGTCAATCCCGGCAATGGCTATTCGGCGCTCGGCGGGCCCAGCGTGCCTACGTCGGGAGGACACGGCACCGGCTTCACTTGTGTGATCGTCTCGACGATCAGCCCGATCCTCGACGACAATACTTACCGGCAAGTGCTCCAGTGTCGCGTCTTCCAGAATCACTGGGACGGTCAGATCGGCTCACTCGGTCCCTTCTGGCAGACGGTATTCCCGGGCGGGACGATCACACTGCTCGATCACATGAACATGACCGCGACGGTCACCGTGGGCGGCGATTTCAGCTCGATCCTGATCGACCTGATTCTGAACGGCTATATTGTGCCGCGGCCGCAGGCAGTGCTCTACACTTACGCGCTCGCTACGACCACGCTGCCGGTCTTCGGCTTCGATGAATCGACGCCTTATGTCGCCGGTTTCGATCTTGGCCACTTTCTCTGAAAGGACTTTGAACCATGGGGCAGTTTTTACAGTGGAACCCTTCTGAAGCGAATCAGGATCCGGACGCTGTCTATCAGACCGATCCGCTGCGCGTCAATGGCATTGCGACCAATGCCACATTTCCTTCACCCACGGCGAACAAGCTGTTCTATCAGCTTTCGACGTTCGTCACGGCGCTCGCCCAGGTGATGGTGGCCAAAGGTTACACGATCGATGACGCGTCGCTCTCGGCGCTTGAGACGAACCTCGCCGGCATCGTCACCGGCAAAGACAATCCTACTTTCAATCTTCTGACGGCCGCTTCCATTCTTTCGACCACCGGCCTGCAGTCGTATGGCGGCGTCGAATCGGGCGAAGTGGGCGTGCAGGTGGGTCAGTTCGCCTGCGTCGACGTGAGCCTGACCAAACGAAGCGGCTTCACCGGCACGCTGGCGCAGGCCGTCGCAGCGGGCGCAAGCGTAGTCGGCGGCATCATCGTTCCCTGAATCCAAAGGAGCTAACTCAAAAATGACACCTTCGGTTAATGCGCCGACGACTCCGGTCGTGGGAACCAACGGCGGCAAGATCGGTGCAGCAGCAGTCTGGACCGGCACAAACGTTCTGGGCAATGCAACCGATGCTGGCTTTGTGGCCAGCGGCTTGAATCTGGTCGGAGCTGTTCCGGCGCTCAATTTTATAAGCGCCACAACCCCTGCAACGTCATGGCTGCAGATCGTGGCAGGGGCCGGCGCGTCTTACTGGATCACTCCAGGCGCATTGCAGATGCAGGCAGCGGGTGACATTCAGTTCAACCTCAACGGAGTTCTCCGCTGGGATATCAGCAATGGCTACGGCGGCGCGCTGATACCTGGAGCTGACAATGCTAATCCGATCGGCGTTACCAATGCAGCGGGAGTCAACACGATTTCACCCTCTTATGTCTCCGCTTACCAGTTCCGCCCGGTGACCGCCAGATCGACCATCAACGGTTCGACGTCCGGAAGCATTGTTGTCACGAATCCCTTCACGGGATCAGCGAACCGAAAGGTAATCATCGTCCTGCAGAATCTGACTGGCACGGCCAGTTTCAGCTTCTCTCAGGTCTGGAGCTTCCTGCCGGGAATCTTCGCGCCGACGACGGCGCTCGCTGCCGCAGTTACATCGCTTACCACTTCCGGCGCCACCATCACCGGATCCGGCACGTCGGGCGTGATCATCCTCGAGGGCTTCTAAAGCATGACCCAAAAACGGGTAATATTATTACCGCTTTTCGGCTTACTGCTGACTGCGCAGACGCCTTTGCCGCCTACGACGCCCATTGTGGGCACCAATGGCGGCCGCGCCGGGACGTTGCCGATCTGGACCGGCCCGAACATCCTCGGCAACGCCTCGCCCTCGCAGCTTTCCGCCGCTGTCGCCAATCCCAACATTCAAATCAACAGCGCCAATTACGGTCTGGTCACCGTTCCGAACGGCATCGCTGACGGCTCGCTGGCCTTTGCCTCCATGAATGATGCGTGTGTGCGACAAGGCTCAGGATCGGTCGTAGTGCAGGCCGGGTCTTTCTCGAATGGCGCTATGGGGCCGATCATCGAGAATCCTTACTGTCCCTGGACGGGAGGCGGTCAGCGCGTCACCATGATCCAGCCGTCGAACGGCACGTCTTCCACGGTCTTTCAGGGCGCTGTCGCCGGTTATGCGGGAGGCGTGATCGTCAATCGTTCCGCCACGGGCAACACCGGATCCAACTCTTACATCGTCTCGACCGGCGTCTCGCATATGACCGTTTTCGGGAACGGTATCCATGCGACCGGCACCACGCCGTGCATCGAGGAGTACGGGATCAACCTCACGCATGAGGATCTCGAAGTCTTCGGCTGCCGCGCCAACGGCCTCGAATACGACTACAATCCCATGGCGGCCGAACCGCCCTCCGTCGCCCTCGCCGGCTCGCATGAGAATCACGTTCACCGGCTGAATATTCATCACAACGGCGTGGACGTCACCAATAACGATGCCGTCATCACGCCGTGGGCTGTCGGCCTGTCGATTGACGCGGACGCGGATCAGGACGTCGGGGACATTCTGGTCTATAACAGCGCCTGCCATAACCTGTTCCTGGGGCACAATGCCGCCGCTGTGATCGGCGGCGACTTCCATCTGTTCGCGCCGGGCGTCGGCTGCACCAACCTCGTGGAAGAGTCGGCTTCCAACCAGATCCATACCCTGGCAGCGGAAGGCGGGCAAGGCACGGTCGGCGGCGGCTACGCGGTGTGTCAGATGGTCATCATGGGGCTGGATAATCAGCTTACCGACCTCTATCCCTTCGAGCCCCAGGTCGAGAACAATGCCACCTGCGGCATCAAAGCCGGTCAGTCGAATGGCGAGATTCCCTATCCCGGCCAGTGGTGGCAAACCCTTGCAGGCGATGTCTCGACGCCGATTGTGACCACTGCGACCGGCACGATGGGGACCAATACGCTCACCATCACCGGCTCGACTGCCGGCATCGTCAACGGCCAGTTTGTGCTGATCGGCGGACGCCCGAATAACGGCACGGCGGCTTTGACCACCGGCACGATTGCGGGCACCACGGTTACGCTCAGTTCGGCGCTGACTGCGCCGGTCAATGGATCGGTCACCTTCGCCAATTCGGTGACGCAGCAGGTCGCTGTGCTGCAGTCGAGGATGAGCTACCTGGCCACCAATACCTTCGCGCCGCAGGGCGGTTTCTGGTTCGACAATATCTTCAATTCGGAGGTCCGGGGCCTTACCGATCTTGCCTTTAATCAGTCGGGCGCGGCTTATGTCAGCGGCACTCCCGATCAATCCAACAGCTTCGCCATTCAGGGCGCGGGTCTGACCTGTCCGGCGGGCTCGGCCTCGCTTGCGCTCTGCGGCGGCGTGCAGTTCTCGGCGGGCGGCACGTCGATCCTCAGTCTGACCGGCACCAGCGTGGCCCTGCGTAACAACCTTGCATCGGGAATCCTCGGCATTTCGAACACGTTCCGCCTGGTCAGCATCACGGAAACGCTCACCGGGAATGGCCAGACCATTCAGGTCTTCGGCACTTCCGCCTATGAAGGCATCATTGACGTAACGCCTCCTGCAGGCGGCGCCACCGGCACGATTCTCGCTCCCGGCGCTGTCGATGGCCAGCAGGTCGAGGTCTGCGACGTATCCGCCGCCGATCCCATCACCTTCGCGGTGCAGGCTACCTCACATATCGCGGTTCCGAATACCATCGCGTTCGGCACCTGTTCTCTCTACCGCTGGCGTGCGACCGGCACGTTGTGGTATCAGGTCCCTTAGTCATGCGCCAGGACAAGATATTTCGAACCGTCCGGTTCCTCCGCTATTGGGTCTTGCGCGGCGCGGGTCGCCGCTATCAGGAAGGCGAGACAGCCGAACTGGTCGACTGGCTCGCCCTCAAGATGGTCCTCGATGGCGTGGCGGAGTTCGTGCGATGAAACTGATCGAACAAGCGAAGGCGCTGGGAGTAAGAACCTGGCTCTGGTCGGCCGCGATCGGCCTCATGTTCTCACTATTGGGCGTTTCCGCGGCCTGGACCGATGGCTATGAGAAAGCGCAGTCGAGCGCCTATAACGAGACGCTGCGCGGGCTGCTCATCCTCGCGCGCACGCCGGGCGAAGTCGGCTTCATGCAGATGGTCACCACCTGGGGCGGCAACCTCGGGCGGCAAAACGACCGGCTGATGTATGCGCTCCAGCATCCCGGGTCTTACAAGCCTCCCGTTCCCGAAGCAACCCCGGATGAATACGCGAAGGCGCTTGCCGAACAGCTGCGCAAGCATCCTCTGCCGCCGACCAGGGAAAAACGTTAAGATGGAACGCGAATGGATCCAGTGGTTCCCGATCCCGACGAAGCACTGGGAAGAAACCTGGCCGCAGCCTACCTCGCCTATTTCGAGGGCGTGAGTCTTACCACGGCGCGAAAGAAGTATATCGGCGAGAAAATCGGCGCATACTGGATCGCCCTCGCGCAGGTCGTAAGAGCGGATATGACCAGAATGACGGAAGAACGTATGCGGGGCGTGCTCGACCGGGTGGATGAGCTGTTAAACAAACCCGTACAGTAATCAGTCCATCTTCTGCTGCTGCTGCCGCCGATTGCGCGGGAACGCGTGGGTTATGGCCTGGCCGGCTTCGCAGGCTTCCTGTTCGTAAAGCGCGATCTCCTGTTCGGTCAGCGCCTCATCGGGAGACGGCAAACTGACGATGATCGAGAAATCCTCACCTTCCTCAATCACCAGCTGGATCGGCTGGGCGGCGAGTTCGTCGTAACTGACGTGGATCGAATCGCGGCCTTCCCGGCGCATGAGTACCCCCAGAACGGCGAACGCGAACTCTTCGTGACTAGGCATATAAGGATCCTTGAGCGGCTACAGCTTCGGCTGTAGCCGCTTTTTCTATTTCAAACGTGATTTCTACCCAGGGGAAGATCTGCACCAGCCAGAAGCCTTTGGCCGCGGCCATGGCATCTTCGGGCGTCTTCGCCGTGGCTACCGCATAAGGCCCATGCCGCCGAGGATACCAGAGGTGCTCGTGATAGACGCCGTAATCGCCCGGTTTCAGCTTCGGGCCCATATCCCAGTCCTGCGGCGCGTCGGGCGGGATCCGGTCGCAGTACATGCGCCGTCCTCCCGGCGTCGGACAAATGAACTGGTTGCCGGATGAATTGGAGCCTGTAATCAGGTTCTCGAACGTGGCCACCCAGAGCGTTACCTTCATGGCTCACCGGAAGGCCTTCGCGATGTCAGCCGAGAGACTGCAGAGCGCCGCGCCGATCACGATGCCCAACAGCAGCAGATAGCCTGCGATCAGCGGAGGAGCGTGAACCTTGCGCTTAGTGCTGATAGGGCGGCGTCGCCGGCGCGTGCTCTTTGGTACCGGGCGCCGGCTTGTAGCCCGTGATGTCGTATACCGACTGGCAATCCACATGACTTCTCAATTCGAGAACCGTCGCCATCTTGTCGGCCTCGTTCGCCTTCGCCAGCGCCGTGATCACGCCGTCCGTGTCGCCGCAGACATAGACCAGTCTCATCGCCGTGCGAAAGTCTTCGCCGGTCATGGTCATGTGATCGGCGGGAGCCGGTATCTGATGCGGAGGCGGCAGATCCGAGTGATTGATGCCGTTGTCAGTCAGCTGGGCGAACAGCTGTACCGCAGCCAGTGCGATCAGCGGGTATAGGACTTGCCGGTTCATACTTCGGGATAGCTGGCCGCCGCGCCCGCCGGATCGGCAGGCGGAGCCGCCGCGCGAGCTCGCCGCCGCCGCTCGGTCTGTTCTTTCGAACGCTCGACAAACCCGGCGTTCTGATCGACCGGCATATTGCGCAGCGCGACCACGCAGGGCTCGCCATTGACATGCGTCTTCTGATCGTTAAGCATGTCGATTCCGGCGTCGCATGACGGGCATCCGGCCGAATCCGCCGCCAGAGGCAAAGGCAGAGGATTCTGTTTGTCATCGACTTTGGTTCCACTCGCGACGTCGACGCGCTCGCCGCCGGGGAAGAGTGTGTCCTGTTTCGCCGCCGGCACATAGCCGATGGTCAGGCGGCACTTCTGGGCGCCCATCATGAACTCTTCGAGCTTGCGGCAGCCGATCTCATCGGCGATCTCGGCCTTGAAGCGCACTTCGAGGCGATGGCCCTGGCCGCGCTTGCCCTCGATCTCGAGCGAGACGATCTTGAACTTGTAAACCTTCGCCGTCTGGACCTCGGTCTGCATCTTGCGCAGATCCTTCTCGTTGGGACTCATCTCGATGATGGTCGAGGCCAGCTCGCCGTGCTGAATATCCGGCTCCGTAGCCTTGGTCCAGTCGGCGATCTCATCCCATCCCATCGCTTCGATGACGTCCTGAGTGAGCGGGGCGGAGAATTTGGCGTAAGCACCGTTTTTGCGGGTGCGGCCGAAGCCTTCGAGGAGGGCGTTTGTAAAAACGATTTTACTGTTGGGCAAAGAGGTTTCTCCTGTTTGCCTTATCAGTCTACAGGGTTGGCACCGGAATTACGCAGGTTTTTCAGGCTTATTCACCTAATTCCCGCAATGGTATGCGCATTTCCGGGTGTTCCAGGATGCCGTCCGGCAGTTCATAGCGGCGATCGTCCCGGTAAAGCCAGGCGCTGCGGTCAGTCGGATCCACCAGCCAGATGCACTCAATCCCCATCGCGCGATAGTCGGCAATACGCCATTCCATTTTCCGCATGGTGTCCGCGGGGGAAAGAATCTCGATCACGGCCAGCGGCGGTTCAGTGACGATGCTGCCTTCAGGTTGATACCTGCAGATGGTGATATCGGGTACGCGGAACCTTGTCGCGCTCACCTGAACGCGTTGTTCCGGCAAGCTGTATATCTTCCATTCTTTCTCGCGATCCATGAGGTATTTCAGGATCAAACCAGTCAGCCGCGCGTGATCTCGTTCGCCCAGATTTCTCTCCTCGACAGTCCCGTCGACGAAGTCACGGTCCCCGTCCTCATAAGACGTATGCAGGTATTCGTAAAGCGCAGCTTCCATGGTGGTGGTGCTCATTTGTGGCTGACTTCCCATTCGATCCGCAGCGGCCCGAGTTGCAGCCAGAAGAACGGCTGAACCTTCGGATTGGTGGCGCCGTCGTAACGGGACGCGAAGACCGATCCTGACTGCACCAGTTGCCAGCTACCCCGGCGGAAGATCTGCAGCTCGATTCCGAACGGCAAGCGGTAACTGCGGGGGCACGGCTTTACCTCGGCGCATACGGACGAAATCATAGAAGAACCGCCGTCCGCAGTCGAGGCATACGACTGACGTCACCCGGGCAAGCGTCTGCGGGAAAGTGGTTCGCTGGTGTCTGCAGAACCAGAGCATACAACCGATATACGAAAGGTATCAAACCGCAATTTCCTGTTCGGATCAAGAATGCGCCCTCAATACGGATAATTCGATCTCAGTCAGATCCCAGGCGGCGAGAACCACCCAGGCGTCCTTGCCGATGCGCTTGAGCAGATAGGGATCGCGCGGGATGGCCTTCCAGTCCGCTTCCCACAGGATGTGGTACTTGCGCAGATCCGGGCCGGATCCGGCAGGCCGGTATTGCGGGGGAATGCGCGGCAATTTCGCGTGCAGCGTGCCGCGGTACATGACGCGCTCCGTCTCCGGCCACGGAATCTCGAAGTGCCATTCCGCGGCCTTCGACCGGTGCTCGTTGCTGAAGATCACCCTGTCCGAGTGCCAGGGATCGCAGAGGCACACCTGCTGGTCGGCTGCCATGATCGCGAGGCGCGGCCGGCCCAGCTGGTCGACGCCGGCCTTGCGGATCGCATCGTTGACGCTGATCACGGTCTTGCCGTTGGCGATGGCGCGATAGACGCGGGCGATCTCCATGTCGAGCTTGTCCCACTTCGCCCGGTTCGCCTTGTATTCTTTGAGCGCGGCATATGCCGCACTCTGCGTAACGCTTGTTCCCAATGCGAGGACGTTCAAACTGATTCCTCCTCTGATGGTGGCCTGACGGTCACCACGTCGAATTGCGCTTCCGCCGCGTGTTCCATGTGGTCCGCGACTACGGCATCGTTCGCGATCAGAACATAGACCTCGCCGCCCGTGAAAGTGAACCTCCGCCGGGCGTAGGCATGTTCGGTTGTGGTGACGGCGCGGATGTCGATAATCATCCGCATCACTTCCCGGCCGAGATTGAGGCAGGCCTCGTCTTCGCGCGTCATCGGAAATCAGCCTCGCACATTCCGAGATTGGCGAGCGTGTCGCCCTCGCGATCCTCGCGCGCCTGCCGCTCGTAACAGGGCCCACAAAGCTCGTCGCCCTTCAGGCACGGCAGTCCGCAGTGATTACAGGGCCAGGTCTCAGGCGGCGGAATAGAAGCAGTGCTCACAGCGGTCCTGTCTCCCGTTCCACGATTTCGAGAATGCGCCTGAAATTGCTGCGATTGATCCAGCGGCCGCGCTGCGACCATCGCCAGAACAGGCCGATCAGATTCCAGCTCACAGCGGGTTCCCTTCGCCGTCCACTTCGTTCACCCGGACGCCGTACTGTTCTTCGAACATCTGCCGGGCGACGGAGGCCATAAGCTCACAATTCGCCTTCGTCGGCGGCACACCGGCCCCCAGACACATACCCTCCAGATCGAGGTGCATGTGCTCATTGGCGTCGACGTAGACGCCGTCCGAGATTCTTTTCATCCCGGCAGCCCAGTCCGGCGTCATAGCGGTTCTCCCGCGATGGTTTCTCTCATCACCCCGGCGAAGGTAAACCGGCAAAGATAGATTTTCTTGCCGAACCGCTCGGCCTGCAGAGCCATCTGACTCTGGATGTCTTCGCGGGCTACCTTCGGCCCTGCGGAGACCAGGGCGATGAAACCGGCCGGGACCAGGCCCTGTTTGAGCCCGATCTCGCCCGATCCCAGTTCGTCTTCGCCTACCCAGGCGTAGAGTTCCACGCTTTTCAGGCGTTCCGGCGTCATGTGGTCCTTGCCACCTTATCGAGAATCCCTGGTACAAGCGCATCGGCGCGCATGAGAAGGTCGACGGCTTTTATAACCCTCTCGCGGCCTTCCGCGCACAAAGGCGCGAGTGCGTGCAGGATTTCGAGCTGCGCCTCAGTCTCGCGAATGGCGGCTTCGGCCTGGTCTGCCATTTTATGCCCCCAGTTCGCGCTGCAGGTCAATGAGAACGCTGTCGTAGCGTGCCGCCGGAACGAGGTCAACCGCTTCCCATCCGATCCCGGCCAGGACCATATCGAAGCGCATCGGAAAGCGATCCCTGAGACTCTCGCACATGGCGACAAAGGTTTGCTTCGCCGGATCGGTCTTCGGCGGATCGGTCTTCGGCGGGTCCTGTTTCGGCTCGGTTTTCGGCGGATCCGCTGGCTTCGCTTCTTCCTTCGGCGGATCGGGCTGCGTTTCCGACTTGCGCTGAGGCATGAGGATCATGGAGCGGTGGCGATCATCGCCGTTCTCGTCCTCATCGTCGGCTGTCGCTTCCATAGCGCCCGGATTCAATTCCATGGGCAGTTCGACCGAGAAGGCCTGCCGCTTGCCACTCTCGGACATCTCATCGAGGTGCTGCGCGATCGCCATCTCATAAGAGGCCGGCGCGAGCTTCAGGACGCTTTTGAGCGGCGTCTTGCGGCACATCCAGTCGGGACTGTCCTTCCACGGGCCGGTGAGGATCTTGTTGCCGGCGCCGTCGAGCACAAACTCCTTCGCGCGTTTGTCTTTGTTGTAGCGGGTCTGGAAGGCCGACTGCGAATACTGATCGCGATGCGCATGGACCTGTTCGACGGTCCAGTATTCGAAGTTTCTGCCGCCGTCTTTGAGCAGATAACCGGCCCAGTAGCCCTGTACCGGGCCGCGGTCGCCGGTGCGCGGCCACTCATGCTCGAGCAGGACTTCGAAGCCTTTCTTCGCCTTGAAGTGATCTTTCTCATGAACCGGCTGCGCGTCGATCATGGCGTATTCGCCGGTGTTCAGAGCCAGCTTCACCAGGCCCTTGTAACCGACCTGCAGCTGGCATTCATAGCCGCCCTTTCTGACTGCGCCACTCGGGAGTTTGATCTCCAGCTTCGAGTTCCAGAAGGGGATGAGATAACACTGGCCTGAGAGCCCGTCCGGTTCGAGACCCATGATGGACGCCTGCACCAGCGCCCCGGCAATCGAGTTGATGGTGCACTCTTTGAGCAGCGCAGAGCGCGAGACCGCGGTCATTCCCACGCGGATCATACGCTCGGGCGTGATGTGCTTTGGAAGCGCGGCCGCGATCTGGCCCTTGTACTTGAACAGCAGCGATTGCAGGCTGTCCACCTGCGGCGACTGAGGCGGAGGCGTCGGCTGTTGTGTTGCCATGTGTTGTTATCCTTTCTTGCGCTGGCTTACCGTAAAGTCGACGACGCAGCGCATACCCGGGACGTTGAATCCGATAGGTTTGACCGAGTTCGCGTACTTCGCGATGGCTGAATAATCTATTGTCACCCATTGCGGCGACACCTTACCGTCGATAATCCCCTGCAGGAACACTTTCAACGCGGCCAGTTCGCCTTTCGGGTCGTACAACTCGCCGGTGTATTTCGGCGCGGCTGACATGCCTCTCGGCAGCACAATCGGCGGCGGCGCGGGTATCGGCGCGGGCATCACAACCGGCTCCTGCGGGATGACGATCCGCTCCGGTTCGGGAATCGAAGCAAGGATGTGCTGTTCGGAGACGGACTCCGACTGGTCAATCAGCCGCTCAATGCGTTCGGCGTGATCGCTGAACATCTCTTCATTCACGCGATGCTCGAGGACCTGATGTTCCGCCCGCTGCTCGATCTGGCGTGAGCGTTCTTCCTGTTCGCGCCTCAGCCGGATATCGCGCTGGCGCTGTTCCTCTTTGAACTTCTCCGCTTTCAGGAAGGAATTGACCTTCTGACTCAGAATCCGGTTCTCCAGTTCGAGCGGATCCATGACATCGTGTTCCTGCTTCAGGATGAGGTTTTTGGTCTTGTTGATATTGGCCTTGATCTCCTCCCAGTTGAACAGGCGGCGCGATTCGGATTGCAGGATGCGGTTCGCGTGCAGGCGCTGGCCTGCGAGATTCAGGCTCTGTTGATCGGTGACTTCGAGCGCGATCGCCGCCATGACGCGCGGCGTCGTGTTCGGAGCCTTGCCGGGTTCGGGCGCCACGGTCGTAAGAATGACCTCTGTTGTCAGCTTATCGACGTCTATGGCCACCAGTGAATCAGGTTCAGTGTCTTGTGTCGTTTGTGTTGTCACTTCGTCTCCTCGGGAAAAACTGTCTTGCGAAACCGTGCGATGGCGCGTTCGAGCGCCGCGAGGCCGCCCTCTTCTTTCGAGGCCACCAGTTCGAGCGAGGGCAGGCCGGTGTCAATCGAATGCTCGACCTCTTCCCGCGTGGCCTTGCGGCCGTTCGCGTACCATTCCACCGATTCCGGCTCACCCATCTGAATCAGATAGCCATGATTGAAGGGCTTGAATATCTCGTAATGGCGCGTGTTCCAGAGCATAGCCACGCCTGGATTGCGCGCCAGCACGAAGCCCGGCGACTTATGCGCCAGCTTCGCGTTATTGACCAGCTCATCTTCCCGGCGCACCTGCCGGGGATTACTGAGAAACGGGCAGTTCAGGGCCGACCACAGGGCGCAGTCATAATGCGACGGCGGCTCGGAGCTGGTGCGGTTGATCCCGCACATCGGGCCGGCGACAAAGGACTTGTGGATGCCCAGTTGCCCGCCGCAGACCCAACACAGCTTCTGTCTGAGCGCCATGACGAGCTTGTCCGGATTCATCAGCCGGAACTCAGGCTTGCCGTCCAGCCATTCGACAAACCACGGCACCGGACCGTGGACCGGATCAAACGGCAGGGCTTTCATTCGTTCGGGAAGCGTTTCCAGATTGATTGTCATATCGTGATCCTGCAGAGCGGGCAGTGTTCGCCCGGTGGCGGCGGTTCTCGTCGCGGCTTCGACATTTGCTCACCATTCAGCCAGGATTTGATCCAGCCTTCAAGCACCGGCCCCATCTTGCGGCCCTCCCGCGCCAGCCGTGACTGGAATTCATTCAGCAAAACTCTTTCGATCCGGAATCCGGTTTGCTTCGAGTCGTCTCTTAGTCTGGCCATTTTAATTGTCCTTTAAACCATAGCCTGTTGTGCCCATATAGCCTGTTTTTTTCGGCTTTCGGTGAGCGCCCAGAGGAACGTATCGAAGTGCTTGCGGAAGGTTGAGAACGGATACCAGTGCAGCTTGAACGTACCGTCCTTTTTCAGCTGCACAACCAGACGGCGATAGCCGTAACAGGCATAAGGGCCGACGCAGGCCTGCGCGTAACTGGCCAGCTGCGGCCCCCAGGACTCGGTTTCTTCGCCTGTCTTCCAGTCGAGGATCGTCCTGTCGGCGCCCCGGTACAAACCCTTCACGTCGAGCATGCCGATATAGCGGAAGCGCGGACAATAGACAATGTGCTCGATCAGTTCGGGAACAAAGCCCGACTCGATCATGAACTTGCGCCGCGCGACCAGATAAGGCTCGATCTCAGGCGCTACCGTCGCCGGATCGAGGTCATCCTCCATCTCATAGTGGATGGCGCGATGCACCGCCGTGCCGCGCTCCTGCGCATACTGCAGGACGTCTCGCGGCACGCGTGAGAAGTCCGAGATCCCGGCGTCTTCGAGCACCTGCGTGGTCGAGCGCGTTACGCTCCCGTCGACCGTGTAGATATGGCCAGCGGGCCGGAATGCGATTACCGGATTGTCGATGCGGGGATCGACCAGCATTTATGCGGTCTTCTTCTGTTTTCGTCTGTCGAGGAACTCGCGCAGCGCCTGGCTGACCACGTACTCGCGGTCCATATTCCCGTTGGCCTTGCAGTAGTCTCGCAACTCATCCACCAGATCCGAAGGCAATCGGGGATGGATCCGCTCCAGAGTAAGCTCCTCTTTGTTCTTTGCCATGCAGCCTCTATCCTATTACGCACCTGGACATCAAGGCAACACAGAAGTAAACACTATGTTATAGTTACCAACGATGTTTTTAAAGGGAGAGAAAAGCTTGAAAAATAGCCACGGACAAGGAACCGAAACTGAATGGAGTTAACGTTAAATGAACAATAACGCATCCCGATTTGAGGCAATGGCCATGCAATCACTTCTGCCCGGTTTAACATTCGCGGTCGAAAGCGCGCTCGAACTGCTGAATACGACTCGCGCTGTTCTCGGGCTCGAACCTGTACTGATCCGGAATGGCGACATTCGGGAATCCCGGCCAAGGCGCGGGCGCCCTCGCAGAGCAGCCGACGAACCCGAAGTGCAGGAGGAGTCAGAGACGGCCGAGACTCTCGCAGTCGTCGCAGCGCCGCGCAAAGCCAGAGCAAAACGGAAACAATGGACGGCGAAGCAGCGCAGGGATATCGGTGAACGCACCCGGCAACGCTGGGCGGCGATGCGCGAAGCAGGCATCACGCCGCGCAATAACTCGCCTTCAACCGCCGAGGTCGAACGCGCCCTCAAGATCATCGAGCGAAGAAACAGGAAGTCCACAGCCAAGGCCGCTTAGAAAGGAACTCTATGAACCGTGTGAACATCGAACCCAAGCGACAACACGCCGTGCGTATTTCCAATCGTCAGTACGGTCAGCTTCGCGCGATCCTGAATTCACCGAACGCGACCGCGGGCATCGAGGATATTTCCGCCTTCAACCAGCTCACTCTCGGCGCGAACAAGCGCCGGGGATTCATCGCCGAGACACGTCGCAAAAACGGCATTACTCTGACCTTTGAAGGCCGTCAGGTACTGAAAGCGTTCGATCAGGCCGACTTCATGCGCAAAGTGGCGAGCCTGAATTTTTCCTCTTATCTGAGGCTGGAGCCGCGCATGATTCACTTCGCGCCGCTTGAGCGTAAAACAGCTCAGACCGCGAGAGAGTATCAAGAGGCCCGGCGCGCGACTACTGCGGCATAGAAGCGAGTGAAGACCATCTTTTGTTGCGGCTGTCAGCGCGAGATCGAGGCGCGGCTGACATACGGGGCCGAGATCTATCCCCACCGGCGCGATCTGTGGCTGCTGCCGTTCTGGAAGTGCGACGGCTGCCAGAACTATGTCGGCTGTCATCACAACTCACGCCAGCCGCACAGTCCACTGGGTAATATTCCGACCGCGATCATGCGGGCGCTGCGCGTCGAGATCCACTCGGTGCTCGATGGCTTATGGAAGCACAAAGGGTTCCGCCGCGGCGACGTTTACCGGCGTCTTTCGCAGCATATCGGCCGGCCCTACCATACTGGTGAGATAAGAACAGTCGAGGAAGCCCTTGCCATAAAGGGTTTCCTCGCGGACTTCAGATGATCCTCCGTGCGCGGGATGTCGTGTTCGTCCTGGTCGCCGTGACACTCAGTCTCGCGATATGGGGGATCATCTGGCTCGCGAAACATCCCTGCACCCGCTCGGTGACGCATCGCGTCTGGGTCGATCAAATCACGACTTACGTGGATACCGGCGGCGGGATGAGGAATGCGGACGGAGAGTTTATTCCCGGGACGGGAATCAAGGTACCCTTCACGACACCGGCCCACTTCGAGGATCAAACTATCTGTATGGAGCGCCGCCCATGAGGAGTTACACCTACAGGCGCAAAGGAAACCGGCTCATCGACGGCGATACGCCGCCGATGCCGCCGCCCACGCTTTCTCCCGCGCAGGAGAAGGCCGAACTGCTGCGCCTCGCGCGGCTTTGTGAAGAGGGCTGGTCGACGATGACGGCGATCCCGCTCAAAGCCCCGCCGATGCCAAAGCGCAATTACCCGATCCCCGAACGCTGGCGGAGAGCTGTGTGATGCCACCTGTAACATCGCATGTTACGCCTTTTCAGGCGATCCAGGTCCTGTTGTCATTACTCAGCCTGTTCTTTATTGTGATGGCGGCCTGTATCTCAGTCCGGGCCCTGCGCACGCTGAAAAAATTCATCAGGCTGCAGGGCCGCATCAACGATCTGACGGATGAGCGGCTGCAGATGCTCGAACGGGAGGAGTACCGGTGATAGCGGTCCGTGTGTTCCTGTCGATGACGCTGACCGTGCTCGCCGCGCTCGAGTGGTACACGGTCCTCGAGCGCGTCTCGCTCGACTGGTATGCGGACCAGCTGGTCGCTCAGGTGGAGATGGAGACGGGCCGCAAGTACCCGGCTGCCGCCAAAGCGCAGCTCTACGCCATCGTGAACAAAGCGCCGTCCTACTCGAAAGTGCTGCCGCCGGCGCTGGTCAACACCGTGACGGCCGCGGGCGCGTGGGCGCTGACATTCTGGGCGATTCGGCGCAGAGATCGCGAGGAACAGGAACAATCAAAACAAGATGACCTGCAGTTATTGCGACGAAGAGATTCTCAAACATGAGCCGGTCGGCTTCAACGGCTCGATGCATCAGGAGTGCGCCTGCCGGGCCATTATGGGATCTGCGGCTCACCAGATGCACATATGCCACTGCTTCGGCGGCCGGGGGGAAGACCCGCCTGAATTCACGGCACGCCAGGGCGCGAAACTGGCATGGGAGACGTTCCAGGCACTTAAGAAAAAGAGAGAACAGGCCAGCCTGAACTGAGATGAAGATCATTCACATACTCGGCACCGCATCAGGCCAGCCTCATCCCTATGACGACATGTACCTGCTGCAATACGATCCCACCGTGCGCCCGGATGGTATGATCCTGCTCGAAGTCGTCTCGGATCCGGCCTGCGCCAAACGCTTCGCCGACGCCGGCGAGGCGCTCGAAGAGTGGCGGCGTTCCAACGGCAGGCTGCGGCCGGACGGGAAGCCGGATCGCCCGCTGACTGCCTTCACCGTCGATATTATTGACGCGCCATGACACGCAAACGAGTGGTCCAGATCCAGCGGCTGTCTATCTGTGAATGCGGCTTTCCGCTGCTCAAAGTGGAAATCGGGATCGGCGCTGAGTACACGATCGATCTCGACAGCGTGAGCACGAACGGCTGGCACCTGAAGTGCGGCGGCTGCGGTACGGTGATCCGCGATATCACGACGGTGATGGCGTCGTCGACGCTCGATCCGAATCGTCCGCCCGCGCGCCTGCCTTACGCGATCTTTCTCGGCAGCCGCGTGGCGCCGGTCCTTACAACTCCCACCCGACAGGACAAAACCCAATGACCGAACACGAAGTCATGATTTGCGCCCCGGCAGACGGGCTATGGACCATACCCGGCTCAGTTTTCGATAAGATCTGTGTGCGCTGCGCCGCGCCCGTCATGATGGCCCCGTCCGGCGTTCGTTACATGGAAACTCACACGGTCGAAGTGATCTGCATGATCTGCTTCGATCCGCAGGGCCGCGACCGCAACGTCGCGAAAAAGATCCGCCTGACCGCGCCGGTCAGCGTCATCAATGGAGAACTTATGAACGTCACCCGGAACTACCGCGCGAGGACCACGAATTGACGCCGCCGATGGGTTACTCGCGGGCATCTGAAGCCGAAGATGCCGACGTGATCCTGCGCATGTCCGAAAACGACTACATCATGCTGCTGACGTCTCTGGGTATGGCTTATGCTTCAGGCCTTCAGGAATCCCTGCCGATGATCAACCGCATCAACGCAGGCAATCCGGACTTTTCGCCGTATGAATCCTCGGAAGACCTCGAAGCGAGAGCGGCGCAGACGGTCGCGATGCTCCGGAAACTAATGGAAGGGACGGACTCATTTCATGTGGGAATGCGCTCAGTGTAGTCTGACGCGAGAGAAGCCGGTAAGCCGGCCGCCGATGGGCTGGAAACGGCGCGGCAAAGCCATCTATTGCAGGGACTGCTGGCGCAAGCTCTACGTGCTGCGGGCTGTCACGATCCCGGTCGTGAGCCCGCTGACGCTCAAGTACAAAGCTGATGAAACGCTTCACCCCTGCGACTGGGATGAGTTCGGGAAACGCCTGCGCGAGCAATGGGCGCTGATCACCCAGGCTTCCAACTGGATGATGACCGAGATGTACATGCGGGATGACCGGTCCCGCGACAAAGGCAAGCTGCAGCCGATGCCCGGCGTCTATCTCTATCCCGAGACGCGCAAACAGTTTCCCGGCATGGCCTCGCAGACCACCGCGGCCCTCGAGAACCAGATCGGCAAGAAATACCGGGCGAAGCGTTTCGATGTGATCTGGACCTGCCGCGCCAGCCTGCCTACCTTCCGCTACCCCACGCCTTTGCCGGTACCTCATCAGGCATGGTCAATAAGACTTGACGATAACTGCCCGCTCGTCTCCGCGCCTATTGGAGATGCGCGTGTCGAATTTCGCCTGCGCAACGGCCATCAGTTCCGCCGGCAGCTGCTCGCCGTGAAGCAGATCATCGCGGACGAAGCCGAACCCGGCCAGATGGATCTCTACCGCCAGGGCAAATCGGTGATGTGCAAGCTGGTCGCCTGGCTGCCGCGCCGTCCGGTCGAGACGAAGATCGAAGGCACGCTGTTCGTACGCGCGGATGCGCAGGCGCTGCTGGTGGCTCTGAACGTCAAGGATGACCGTCTGTGGACCTACCATGGCGATCAGGCGCGTCGATGGTCAGCAGCGCACCGCCGGTTGCTCCAGCGCCTTGCAGACGACAGCAAGGCCGAACACAGGCCCACTGTGCCTTTCCACGCGCGGCGCGAGGCCGCGGCCCTCAAATATCGGGATCGCATGTCGAGCCTGACTCACCAGATCGCCGCTATGACTGTGAACTACGCCTTACGGCGGAAGTTCGCCGCCGTGCGCTATGACGACACCGCCCGGGACCTGTTCTGCCCCCACTTTCCCTGGCACATCCTGCGGCTGAAGCTCGCTGAGAAATGCGATGCGGCCGGCATCGAGTTCCATGCGGTGACACCCGGGGAACCGGAAGAAGTCTTGCACGAACCGGTAATGGAGGAGTAAACTTTTGGTTTCCGCGCCACCGACAGGCGCAGGCCGCTTATTCGCTGGAAACGCTTGCCGATCCAGTCGACGCGGCAAAGCTGCTGTTAAGGGTTCCTGATATGGGCGCAAGCCGCAGCCGGGAAAACGATCATTGAAAGCAGAATCGACCGATTCGGTACAAGACACCGGGTAGCGGTCGTCTCGGCATCAACTCCGACTGCTGATCGGATCGGGCTTGTTGTGGGCCTCCTACCTGATCGTTCGGTATGGCTGCTCGCGCGACGTTCGGGTGGGATTCGTTCGGTTCATATCTGGATTCGTTCGGGGGGCTCGCAACTCGTCGGATCGGCACAAGAGACGGCAGATCGGTCGGTTGGAACAGCCAGATAGGTCGGGGCAACGCCGGATGAGGCTTTCGGGTGCTTAATCCAGATTCCCGTCGGGAAAGATGAGTCAACCGGTTCGGGGCCTGCTACCTGATCGGTCGGAAACCCGTCGCCGAACTGATCGGGAGATGATCGGGCGTTCGGGGGGATAGGTCGGGGTACTCGCAGTCCTCGGGTCGGGAATAGTTCGGGAAACGATCGGGAACTGATCGTGTCGGGTCTTGCATCTGTCCACCGTCTCGGGTTGCGAGTCATTCGTTCGGGTGGTCTCGATGGCTGGTCGTCTCAGGCCCTGAAAGACCAGATCGTTCGGGTTTCGCGGATGTGGTTCGTTCGGGTGTTGCATCTGCAACCATCGTTCGGGTTTTCAACTTCGTTTCGGCGGGGACTGTCGGACCACCGAAGGCTGGTCGTTCGGTCGCCACTGCCGCTCAGATCGTTCGGGACACAACTGGGAACTGATCGTGTCGGGTCTTGCATCTGTCGATTCGGGATTTTCGGGTCACGACCATTCGAGATCGGTCGGGTGGGGCAAGAACAAGATCGGTCGGGGTAAGTAGCGAGATCGGTCGGTATCCGATTTGTTCGGGTCTTTAACTCGTCCTCTGGCCTGTTCGTTCGGGGGATGTTAGCGGAGATCGGTCGGGCATCCTGGCCTGTTCGTTCGGGAAATAGCCTAAGCGGAGATCGGTCGGGCAACTTGAAAGAGGCCTCTGTATTTCGGGCACCCCGTCAAGGAGTTCGTTCGGGGATATATCGGCCGGGAAATGGACAAGCCGGCGTCGAGATCGGTCGGGCTGTAGCAAGGAGTGCCGGTCGGGTCGGTGGAATCAGCAGCCGAAGCTATCAGGCGTCGAGATCGGTCGGTCAAGGAATGGTTTTTGATCTTTCGGGGCCTGGGCGAAATATCTGCAATCGGTCGGGGAAAGATTTGGATCGTTCGGTTCGCCGCGACCGTACCGGGCGTCGTGATCGGTCGGGCCAAGCTCATGATCGGTCGGGCTGTGGAGTGATTTCATCGGGATTACCGGCGTTTGCGTGATCGGTCGGGATTTGTTCGTCAGTGAGGATCGGTCGGGGCTCGCGCTGTTCCCAGGCTCTCGTCAGCGGTCATCGGGATTACCGGCGATCCGGGTCGGTCGGTCAGAAAAAGCTCGAGTGCCTTTTTCCGGCGGGGTGTTTCAGCGGAGCTTTGTTTCGGTTCAATGAATTGATCGTTCGGTATCTGTCACTTTTCCACAGGTCGGCGCGCCGACTACTGGTTCTTTCTACAGGAGTTAATACAGGTCAATAAGGAAGGGCGCCCCTAAATCTACGTATGCGCGCCCCTAAATCTACGTGCCCGGGTTCGCATCGCATTGATTCGACTGAAACCAAAGCGCCCCTAAATCTACGTGCAAAAATGCAGAGATTCTCAGGGTTTTCCTCGTTTCCCCGCTGCCGGGCGAATCGCCTGGCCTGGTCGGACGACGAGGAAATCGGCCGTCAGCTCTGCCGGACACGCAGGCCAAAGTCCGCGAACGGTATCCATCCATTTCGATATCTGTTCCCGGAATCGACGTGGTCGCGCGTAGTCTATTACCCCTAATTGAAATTCCAGTCCCGCTTCTCCGAATATGGGGATGAGTTGCTCCTGCGTTGCCGTGAAGCAGCGCCAGATGAGCCAACACGTGAAATCCAGTGCGCCCGGAGCATGCGCCAGCTGCCGGACTATGTTCATATCAATCGGGATCGGGTGGTTTTTTACTTCGTTCCAGAACTGCTCTGACAGCACGATGACGTTCTGAAAGTCTTCACCCGGCAATCCGGGGTGGTCGCCGTTTGAATACCAAAGCCGCATCTGATCGAAGAAATTGAACCGTGACCGATCGATGTATCTGGCCTGTCCTCTTGTGCCGTCGGTACTGAAGTAGATCGTGGCATCAAAAAGGCGCTCGAAGCCCTCGACGATGCGTTTGTAGTGGAACCCGCTGGTACTGAGTCCGAACTCGCGGAGCATCTCAGCTGCGCTGTCGAAGGTAACGCGTCGGTTCTGTTTGATCACAGCAAGAGTACTGATCCATAAGGGAATAAGCCGGTCCTGACCGAAGGGAAGCCCCAGTTTGGAAGTGGTCGCTATGCGTAATGAGAACCGCCCGTTGACTCGCGTATACTCCTTGACCCCTGCAGCTGGCCGCCGGATAGGAAGCCCGCACAGAACGAATGGACGCGTGTTATAGCCTATCGATTGTCGGCCTTCCTCTCTCGCCGCCCGGACCAGTTCGATACCTTCGACGCGCTTCTGAAATTGCTTTGATACGCCACGAAGTTCGCGTCGGACCGGCTCGGCTGGAAGATCCAACCCGTTGACGAAGTCCGTATCCCCTGCTCTCACCAATGCCGGTTTTATGTTGTCTTTCATAGCTCGTGGCACTCGAACAGACTCCCCTGGCTGTAGATGGAACGTAACGCCTCGCGCGGGATCTCCCATGCTGGCACACTCGCGTACTCGATCTCGGGCAGCAGCCACAGCTGGCCGGACTCGCGCGCCCGCCGGCGGCGCATGACGGCGATCTTATGCCGCGCGTCGGCCCGGGAGTGGCAGGGAGCGCAGCGGATCCGCACGCTCGATGTCCGGGGATCGTGCGTCTCATGCGTGAGCTGCACGTACCGCGGAATCGGGCACAGACAGTCGCGGCAGACGGCGCCGCGCGAGGCGATCAGGGCCAGCCGGTACCGCTGCCACTCCGGACCATAGAACTGCCTGTAAGACGCCCGGATCATCGCTTTACGTGGGCTCTCTTCTTCCCAAGCGGCACTGTCGGCACAATCAGGCCGGACAGTATGTCGGCTTCTCTCGCCAGCGCGATCGGATTGGGCCGCACCGCTCCCGTGAACCAGCTGGAAAGCCCGGCTGCAGCTTCGGCGCAGCCTGAGCACAGTGTTTCGTCATGCCACGAGCACGGCGGATCGCAGGCGTTCTCTTCCGTGCAGGCGCAGACTCTGCAGGCACGTTGTTTCGGCTTCGCCGGGAGGCGCGGTTTTCTCATCGGGCAGCCTCGGCTTTCTTCGGGAACAGCCCCATGAGGATGCCTTGATAGCCGCTGTGTTCGTCGGCAACCGTGACTAACGGATCGCCGACCAGTTCGATCCGGCCGTCGACGATCTTGTATTCCTGAATGGCAGTCTGCTGGTAATCGGCTGTCTCGAGCGAACAGGCGACAGCCTCTCGTCTGGGGATTATCCCCAGGTTCATGCAATCCTCGATCGTCAGCTGGAATACCTCGCGGAAGGCTTGCAGTTCCGGCCGCGTACTGAATGAGATCAGCGTATCGCTCAACATGATCACGGCCTGGATCCCGCCCGACTGGACGCGCCGCCGCAGGTCTTCGCCCAGTTCAATCTTGCACTCCCGATTGTTGGTCACCTCGTCGTCAACCAGGACGACGTCATAGGAGCCGTCCTGGCGGATCAGATGGAACATCTGCGTCAAATCGCCCTTGTTCAGGACGATCTGGTCGATGCCGTAGTTCAGCGTTCTCGCTGCCATAGCGATCAGTTCCTCTGTCGTCATGGGCCTTAATCCATGTGCTCCAGCTTCTCGGCCGCCGACTGCACGATAAACGCGCTGCGGCTGATGCCCAGGCGTCTGGCCCCCTTGTCGATGCGGCCAAGCAGAACCGGATCGATCCGTATCATCGTGGGTTTCTTGTTGGCCTGTTCGTCGGGCAACCTGCCCGACTTCGAGATGAAGGCTTTGGCCTTGCGTTCTTTGACTGCGGTGGGATTTCTAGCGATTGCCATTCGATACCTCTTGTATATCGTTTGTATAGAGGAATTTTACAAGCTGATTCATCTCGTCCGCGGCCTTCTGGTCCTCGCGGTATTCGGCCACGGACAGGCCCAGCGCGGCCGCGTTCGGGAAGGCCTTGCGCCGTCCGATCATGCAGGGGGCGATCTCGATGCCGGCGATCTCGCGCAAAGCGGCCAGCGCCGCCTCGTTGTCTTTGCCCTGCGGATCGGCCTCATTGATGACGGCGACGGCGCGCAGCGACTCATTGATCTCGCGGGCTTCCGCTACCAGCTCGCATGTCTCTTCGCTGCGCCACAGATCAAAGCTGCGCGGCTTGAGCGGGATCAGGACGGTATCGGCGACCGTGAGCGCCGCCCGCAGGCTGCCGGTCGCGTCCTCGCCGCCGATGTCGATCACGATGTCGGCGAACTTCGAGGTCAGCTGCCGGACCTGAGTCCGGATATTCGCGCCGCGCAAAGCGACGGCGGTGTAACCCGACTTGCCCTTCGCTGTCGTGCGCAGATCGGTGAACGCGAGCGCCGCGCCCTCGGCGTCGATCAGCAGAACGTCCCGGCCGTTCGCGGCTAACGTGATTGCCAGATTCACTGCCAGGGTCGTTTTGCCAACGCCGCCTTTCAGGTTGCCGACCGTAAAAATCATGCAGGCTCCTCTTCAATCGGGATTTCATCAGAAGCCCCGGTGACCCATTCGATGCCCTGTTTCACGCCCTGTTCGTAGGACATCCCCGGCACGGAACTGCCGCCGTGTTCCTCCCACGCGTTGGCGGAGTTGAGAACATTGTCGATTTCAGAATCGGTTCGTTTGATCTTGTATGCCATTGCTTCCTTTCCACATGGACCGATTATCAAACGAGTGACAACAGATATACAAGCGCAATCGGTTATGATACGACAAATGATGAAACCGTTCACCGAAGGCACGCCGCCGCCCGCCCGCTTCAATGCAGGCGAACGGGCGTTCTATAACGGCAAGTATCAGGCGATCCTGAAAGACGCCGGTGGCATGGTAATCCTTACCATCCGGCGCGAAGACCGGCGGCCGGTCACCGACTGGCGAGACGTGCAGTGGATCAAGAACCAGTTACTCGGTCCGGAGGTGGAGGCTGTGCAGCTCTTCCCGGCCGAGTCGCGGCTGGTCGATACTTCGAACCAGTTCTATCTCTATGCCTCCAAGCAGGAAGGCTATCGCTTCCCCTTCGGCTTCACTGAGCGGCGGGTAGCTGAGGGCATCAGCGTCAAGCTCGAAAACTGTGCGCCGTCACAGCAGCGGCCGTTCGCCGATCACGTCCGGCCCGCGGATCTGAAAGAGAGCGAGGAACTGCTGGCGCAGGAACTCCGCGAGGTCGGGATCGAACCGCTGTGATCTGTGACATCTGCCTTGCGCCGCACGAAGAACTGTGGGGATTCTCAGTCGCCGGCTTCTATGAACCGTTTACCGATGTCGTGAACGTTGCCGGCGAGTGGGGAGTCTGCGACGAATGCAAGCTGCTGATCGACGCGCGGGACGCCGCCGGGATTGTAGCTCGCGTCAAGACTGACAGCGCCCGGGTGACGCGGCTTATCGCGCCGTTCTATGTGATGCTGATCGCCAACATCACGGGGCCGCTGGTCCGGATTCGCGACCAGACGACCCCGCTCTATGGCATTATCGAGTGAGCTTCCAGTTCCTCTGAAATCAGGTGCGGTTTTCTGCAATCGGGATACGCGAGTCCCGAAACAGAAAAGCCAGCGGTTCACGGCCGCTGGCTGGTTTCAATCCGGGGACTGAAAGGCGGTGGTTCTATGTACACCGTTAGACTGATGGTCACGATCCATATGATCGTGATCGTGATAACGCTGTCGTTCCGTAAGGGCCGATAAGCTGAATCAGGGGAAGCTGGGCAGCAACCCGGCTTTCCCTCAGTCTTGAAAATACCACAGACGGGATAAAATCTGGTCTCAGGCTGCCTAGTCCGGCCAGACGACAAGCGGGAAACCTCACCCGCTGGCAGCCTGCCTCGAAGAACATCATTTCCATAACTTCTCGAACCGGGCCGCATTCGTAGCGGTATACTTCACCGTGTGCTCGATCTTGCGATGGCCGAGGTAGTCCTGAATGAGCCGGGTGTCGGCGCCCTGATCGGCAAGGGCGAAGCCGCAAGCGTGCCGCAGCATGTGCGGGTGGGCCGTGAAGGGCAGGTCAGCCGCTGCGCTCGCGGTCTTGAGCAGATAGTTCACGCTCGACCGGTGCAGAGGCTTGCGCTGTTCCGAGACAAAGAAGGCTTTGACGGTCGCCGGCACGTTCATGGCTGTCCGGACTTTGAGCCAGGTCCTGATCGCCCGCACTTCCTCGACGCGCAGCGGGTGAGTGGTCGAGAGCCCGCGCTTGAGGCGTTTGACATGCAGGATGCGGCTTTCGGTGTCCACATGGTCGAGCGGCAGGCTGCAGATCTCCGACACGCGATAGCCGTGGCGGAAGCTGAGAAGCAGCAGGCAGCGATCGCGCTCCCGGTTGCGGCTGATCTCGGAGGCGGCGTCGATGAGTTTCTCGACCTCGCGTGCGGTAAGGTGCAGGCGGTCTGATTTGTCGGGTTTTTCGTCTTGTTTTGCGTTGTTTCCCATTTTGTTGAAAGTAAGCCTTTCTGGAATCGGCTCAAGTCCGCGCCAAACGCGGGTGAGTCCTTCTTACTTTCCACAAAATAGCCCTATTTGTCGAGAGTAACCGTACTCAGGGTCCTATAACCCCACTTCCACCGGCCAGATCGCGTACAACCTGGCATAGTAAGGGTCCGCCGTTCTTCTTCGAGAACCAGGCGCTCTCACTCTCCGCAGATCTTCCGCCTCAGCTCGCGCTCACTTAGAGCGTCATTCACAAAATTTTATACATCCTTTTCGAACCTTCATGCATTGATAAAAGCCCGAAAATTCGCAAGTCCGTACAAACAGGACTTATCTTACATTTCAGTTGACGAATAAATGAACAATCATGTAGCATTTGGCAGGTTCCGGTGAGCGTAATTACGCGTCTTACCTTGTAAGTCTGGATGGTTTGTATGCTGGAACACGTGAATGGATCGGAATTACGATCCACGTTCCCTGCCGCCGATCAGAGATTAGTCGCCCGATCCAGCATCATCACTGACAGGCTGATACCGCCGATGGCGCGCCTGCTCTATCTGTTTCTCGACGACAAAGCCAATGGGGAAGATCACGTCGCCATAGATCAGGCGGAAGCCGGACGGATGCTCGGAGTCTGCCGGCGGCAGGTCAATAAACTGGCCAGTTTACTGCAGAATGCGGGCTATATTATGGCCCGCCGCTCGCGCCGGGGATCGGCTGAGTATCGCTTCGTCTGGCGCAAACCGGCCGCTCTGGCAGCCTCACTTTCCCGGGAAAGTCCGGCCGTACCGTTGCCGGACAACGCGATCTATGCGGATATTATTTCGCAAATCAGCGGGGAAACTCCCAGTCCGCGGCTGCTCGACAGAATCCGTGACGTCGAGACCCGGCTCGATGTGCCGGAACAAGTGATATGCCGCTGGCTCGACGATAAATGCCGCGAACTCAGAGGCAGGGCCGGCGGGCGCCCGTTCGTCGGGATCCTGGGCAAAGCAGTCGTCGAAGACCTCCCGGGCTGGCTGAGAGTCAATGCGGACCGCGTGCGCGAAGACTTCCGCCGGCGCGATCTGCGCCGCCAGATGCAACTCGGCTTCGCCCGCTCGTCCTGACTCGAAACCTTATGCGAAATTTTCCACAGCAGGGTTTTCCACAACCCGATCAAGAAGAGAACTATAGTTCTCTTCTTGAATTCAAGAAGAGAACTATAGTTCTCTTCTTGAATAAACCTGTGGAAAACTGCCTGCTCGCCTTCTGTTTTCAGTGGCATAGCTCTTGTGCGCTTCCCTGTGGGGCGCACTTCGGACGCTTTCCGCCTCCCGGCCGCGCTCAGGCCGCGCCGGGCGCTTTCGGGCGGGCGGATGGCCGCCGGCGGCGGATCGGCGCGTCTGAGTGCACGGAAAACGCAAAGGGCGGCGCAATTCGCGTGACATGTCACACACAAATCGCGCTGCCGCCGAAATTTCCGCTTCGCGCGCGCGAAGGCTTTTCCGTTATACGGAGTATTTACTTAAAAGTCAGACAGTCTAATACCGCGCTCAATTATCCACAGCTGCCTGTGGGAAAACCCCCGACTGACGGACTGACTGACCTTCAAAAACAACCGGAAAACCCCGACCGCGCGGGGCTTTCCCATTTTTTGTGTAGATTAGGACCAATGCCGCGAATAACAGCCGAAGACCTGCAATTACGGGATGCAATGGAAATTCAGCGGGCGCACGACATCCTGAAAGTTATTGCCCTTGAAGAAATTCCGGTGGGTTTCGACGGGCCGGAGGCGGAATTGCAGCGGCGAATGATGTTCTCCGCGCTCGACGTTCTTTGCTGGGTCCTGCGCCACGATCACAACACACACTTCGAACAGAATCTCGCGGCGATCGAACGCGCCGCGGCCGCCGCAGGCTTTCATCTGAGCCGCGCCGATGACGAAGAAACCAGCGTGAAGGACGTGCCTGAAACGAAGTGATTCAATTCGCCTGTATGTGCGCGTGGATGGGAGGCTTGCAGGTATCTCTCTGTCCCCGGCATCCCCAGGCTCACGATTTCAAAGGAGACAAACCCTTGACGGAACCGAAATTCCTGCCCCGGAAACACCCCAAAGATCCGCGTGACATATGGACTCACTCCATCGTGTCGCACCGCACCGGACGCGGCTTCGTCGTCGTCGAGTGGAACAACGAAGTCGGCCAGTTCGATCCGGAGGATGCCCGCCACTTCGCCCATACCCTGATGCGGGAAGCGGACAATGCCGAGACGGACGCCTGGGTCTACTCCCTGCTGAAGGACAAATTGAAACTGGATGACCACATGATGGCCGCGATCATCACGGACTTCCGCACGGACCGCGCCAGACTCGAGCAGCTCGCCGGGTTGCGCACTACCAAAGACGACTTACCAGAGGAGGACCGGCGATGAGCGACGTGGCTGAAGGCTTCCTTGAAGTCGGGAGTAACGGTAAAGGCGAAGTGGTCATCAACCATCCCTCTATGAAGCTGGATGAGAACGGCGTGGGACATTTCGTGTTCTCCATTAAGCAGGCGCGCGATCTGGCGCGGCTGCTGCTGAAGAAAGCGGATGAGGCGGCGGCCGAGCTGCGATGACCGATCAGGAGTTTAAGGAATTTGTGTCGGACTGCGTCGAGCGGCCGGAATTCGAGGAAGCCTGGGCGCTTATGAGCAGATCACCCGGCATCGCCCGGGTCGAGACACTGACGTGGGCATTCGACCATATCAAAATGTCCCGGTGGCATACCGACAGGCTTGATCTCGACGTGAACGACATCATCGTTGAAGCGACGAAATGGGCGGCAAACCCCGCAGCGAAGTCGGACTTCACTTCGTTCCTGATGATCAGACTTCTCACACTGGCCAGTGTGTTCTTCAATATCGGCGCGATTGTGGGGATTACTTCCATGACCGATGAAGAAGAAGACGAAACGGTGTAATGAATGAAGATCGTCGCGGCCCCCGGCATTTTCACTCCGTACCGGCCTCGCCGGACAAAGAGGAAAGGCTCGAGCGCGGTCGAGATCCGCCAGCGGCCCTCGAATCGCCGCAAGCTGGCCGCCTGGCTGAAACGGAAAAAGCTTACTGTAACTACATGACCCGTCTCCAGATCGCGGCGAATATTGTCGCCCGTTGCCGGCGCGAAGGGCTCGACGCCCGCAAAGCCGGTAAGCCTTATCAGGATTGCCCTTACCGGGAACACCAGCAGGAACTGGAATACGCCGCCTGGATGGACGGCTGGACGCGAGCCGAAGAGATCGAAGAGGAACTGAAAGGCGGTGACGGCGATGATGACGATTGCGGCACTCTCACTGACGCGTAAACCATGGCCACGGTAATCGGGATCGACCTGTCTCTCTCGGGGACCGGCATCGCGCGGTATTCGAGGAATCTGCCGGGCAGTCACTTCACGGTGAACTGGAACGTCAAAGGCACTGAGCCTCATGCGCCCGCCAATATGAAGATGCCGGATCATCTCTGGCAATGCGAACGCCAGGGTCAGCTGCTCACCTTTATCAAAGACTTCATCGGCGATGAGATGCCTGATCTGGTCGTGGTCGAGGATGTATACCGGGGTAAGTCGGGATCCGCCACGCTCGATCTGGCGCAGCTCGCCGGCCTCGTGCGTTACTGGCTGCACACGGTGAAGAAAGCGCCGTTCGCGCTGGTGGTCGGGCAGGCGTCAAAGAAGTTCGCCGGTCTGCCCGGTTCAAAGGAAGGCCAGTCGCGGCCGAAGGGTCTGATCTGCAAGTACGTGCAAAGCTCATTCGGCCAGGACATCGACGACGATAACTGCGCCGATGCGGTAACCATGGCTTACATGGGCGCGGCGATTCTCAGTCTGTGGCCGGTGCGAACGAAGTATCAGCAGGACGTGATCTCCGGCCTTATTCAGAAATCGCCCTGGCTGAGACAGTTGAGTAATCTGTCCGCTGCTGCGGCAAAGGCATAACCATATGGCACGAAGACCACCGGAAGTTACTGCGCCGCCTCCCGCGCCGCCGCTGACCGTGACCGGCCTGACGATCGAGATGTGGTCGATCGACCGGCTGATCCCCTACGAAGGGAAAGACGGCGGCGGAAACGCGCGCAGGATTACGACTGCGGCGATCGACAAAGTGGCGCAGTCGATCTCGCGCTTCGGCTGGCAGCAGCCTGTCGTAGTCGAACCGGCGCCTAACGAGGGTGTCATTATCATCGGCCACGTGCGCCGCCTGGCCGCACTCAAACTGGGCCTGCGCGAAGCGCCGGTGCATGTGGTCCGCGGCCTCTCGCCGCAGCAGATTCGCGAGCTGCGCATCGCTGACAACCGGACTCACGATGAAGCGACCTTCGACGTGAGCGTACTGCTGAGTGAGATCAAGGACCTCGAACTGGAAGCGACCGGCTTCGACCGCTGGCAGCTGGATGAGTTCTCAAGCGTGGCCGCGTTCGAGGATGAGATCGTGCCCCTCGGTATCGAGGGCGAAGAGGAGGAGGCGAACGGCGTCGGCGCGCGCAACCGTAATTACGACCGCGCCCGCATGGTCGATGCGATCCTCTATGTCGAGGACGTGGCCGTATTCGAGAACGCGCTGCGGGCGACGAACCTCGCTAACAGGGGAAAGGCTCTGGCCGCCATATGTCAGGCATACTTGGAAACAAACAGCAGAAGCAGAAAGACAACTCAACCGGAAGCCTGAAGGAAGGCCTCCGTTCTACGGCCATCAAGGAACTGGGTTCCACGCCTCCCGTCATCATGGAGACGAACGGCGGCTACGGGCATATCTACCAGCATTGCTACAAAGACGTCGTCGACGGCATCGTATTCGAGAAAATGAGGCCAAAAGCCCTGGTCCTCGCGCAGCAGCGCCCGAGCTGGTCGGTCTACTGCTGCGATAACGAGATGGCAATCAGGGCCGGTGTCGGCCGCCATCTCGAGGTGAACTTTCTCGATGTGGATCCCTATGGGGAATGCTGGAAGATTCTCGACGCGTTCTTCGCGAGCGACCGTCCGCGCCCGCCGCGTCTGGTGGTCGTGGTCAATTGCGGCCTGCGCCAGTCGCTCAAGCTGAACGCCGGCTGGCATATCGAGTCCCTGAAGGAAATCGTCAGCACCTACGGGAACCAGATGATCTGGAAGCACTACCTCTCCATAGCCAAAGAACTGGTCCAAAAAAAAGCGGCTAAGCCCGGATACAGGCTTAGCCGCTGGAATGGTTATTACTGCGGTCACGGTCAGAACATGACTCACTTCGCCGCCGTGCTTGACAGATCCTCGTCTTCCTCCTCGTCTTCGACATAGAGCGGGTTGTCATCCGCCAGCAGGTGATCACGGCAGACCGGCGCGATGCCGATATGGATTCGTCCGGAATCAATCGGGACGATCGTCGCCATCGTGAGCGCCCGAAATGGAGCCCTGCTGGTCCAGTGAGTCTTGCGCCGCTTGCCGCACTCGCAGCAGGGCACAGCCTTCTCGAAGCGCAGGAAGCGGACCCGCTCCCGCTGTTCCTCCGAGAACATCTTGTTCGGCGCGGCTTCGGCGATGTAAGTGATGGGGACAGGCTCCCTGAGCCTCGGGTGCAGTGAGACGTCATAGCCCTGGCGCAGAAGCACCGGAAGATACGTTTCCAGGGATTCCGGATTCCAGGGCCAGTAGCACGCCCATATTTCGATCTTCTTCATTGGTTCCCTTTCTGACCCGGCAGTCTGATGCGCCGGATTCCCCGGATTGACGTGAGGATCTCGTTCGCGGTCTGGTCGACCACTGGCGCGGGTTTTGGCGCTGCCGCCATTCTCTCTGCCATCTTGCGTTCCGCCTCCCAGATGCGGCACTGGGCGCGGGTGTGGTTCTGCGCGTACTGATCATGCTGGCAGAGCGGGCAGGGCCTGACAGGCCTCTGTGGCGGCCTCTGTGGCGGTGGCGCTGGCGGCCTTGGGCGCGGCGCTGGCGGGCCCTGGACGTGAACCGGCTCGCCCAGGCGCGGTACTCCTGGCGGTCGCTCCCGCAGGCGCTCGACCGGCGAAAGAGGCGGGATCCCTCCTGTTGTGGATACTGCCCGGTAGCGGCTGTCTCCCGTTTCCTTTTCGCGCTGCAGGTTATTGAAGATATTCCTGGCCGTGTTGAGCGTCACCGGGTGTGTGGTCTTCGTGCCGGTGCGCGGCACAGCATTGAGCGCACCGTATTCGAAATCGACGGTATACAACTGCTCAGGATTTAACAGGCTGCGCGGCGCGGGAGTGATGTAGATCGTATAGAACTTCCCTCCGGATCTGCTGTCGGCCACAAGGCGAACGGATAGCAATGGCGGTGCGAGCGGTGGCATTCTTCTACGCTCCTTTCTTCAACCGGCCTGTCTCGGCCATGTTCCTGCGCATAGTGACCCAGGCGCGCCGGGCAGAGCACTTCCGGTTCTTGCAGGGACATCCCCGGGGATGGTCGCCGTTCTCGTCGACCTCGATGACAGGCTCGCCGCCGGATCGCACGAGTGCGATCGACTGCACGGGCGGAGGCACAAAGGAGCCCGGTACCAGCAATTCCGTCTCGAGGATCATCAGAGCGTTGCGGATGTTGCCTCCGGACGCCCTGACAATCTCGGCGAAGTCGGGCCGGCGCCCGCCTTTCTCTTTCTTCCAGACCCGCGCAAGGAACGCTGTCTGTTCCTCGACGGTCGGCGGCTTGAAGTCGAGCCGCCGCAGACGGCTGAGGAAGCGGGGATGCAGCAACCGGGTATCGTTGCTGGTCATCAGGAAGATCGTATCCCTCGGCATTGCCGCGGTATCGAGGATCGACAGGAAAGACTTCTGCGCCTGGGCGCTCATCGAGTCGCATTCATCCACAATGGCGACGTGCCAGCGCCCGCCTCCCATCGGGGCATACTGGCAGTCGCAGACCAGCTGCTCGACCACTTCCACGGTGCATTTGGCCGCGCTGATATGGTGCAGTTTCCCGCCGATGGCTTTGGCTACCACCATAGCCATGGTGGTTTTGCCGAGACCTGACGGGCCCAGGAGAAGAAACCCGCTCTCATACGGATCGGCGATGAGCTTCGAGAGTACGGCTTTCGGAACCTCGATCCCGACAAAGTCCGATATCTTCTGTGGCTCGTATTTGACCACCAGGGCTTTCAACGCTCACCCCCTGGCAGAGGCACGCCGAGTTCGCGGTAGAGAGCGCGTTTCCAGTCGGCGATGTAAGCTTCAACCGACTCGTGGATCGCGCGTCTGACTTTGGCCGGAATGCGCACCGGCCGTGGTTTTGTCTTGTGTTGTTTCACGGTCTTGTCCTTTCGTAGAGATTCTCTTCCAGCGTTTCTTGCCGCCCGACAGAACCTCGCCGGTGTCGTCCATTTTCACGTCGTAACACATGCCGATACCGCGAACGATTACGCCGGTCCTGCCATTCTCGCCCCGGACTGGTGTCCCGTTTGTCACAGGTGTTTCGTCCTTTCTTCGAGCGTCGCTATTTTCCCTTCGTGCAGGATCATGTAATCGATAAACCTCTCGACGTTCCGCGCCAGAGAATCGACCTTACCGGTCAGAGGATCGATCTTACCGTCAATCTTGGCGTCGATGTAGTACTTGAAGAACGCGATCGCCAGGCCGAACAGCGTGACCATCAGGGTTGCCATAGCGAAGAATGCCTGAGCGATGGTCATCGGCCCGGCTCCTGAAAGAAGCGGAACCGTCCGATGAAGGATTCGTTCTTGCTCAGATCCCGTTCGGTGATCTCGTCGAATCCGGTCACTGTGGCGTCTTCCGGGTTGCGCTGGTAAGTCAGGGTCAGCTCATGGCACGACACCATGGTCTGCACCGTGAGCTTGGCGCATTCCTTGCAGGTGCCGAAGCCGGCCACGGCCAGTTCTTTGAGCGACAGGCCCAGTTCGAGCTTGAGCGCCATACCCTCTCTCAGCTTGCCCGGATGGAACTTCATTTCATACGTGTCGAAGAGAGTGACCACGGTCGTAAAGCCGTGTTTCTGAATGAGCCGGTTGACCTCCTGCGAGAGGATTTGCTTGCTGGCGTTGTCGCCCATTTTCTCCGGATCGAAGTGCAGGATATTAGTGGGCGAACCGTCCATGGCATCTATCAGGAAAATGCAGGGCTGCACCGTGCGCGTTGCGAGCAGCTGCTGACGGGCCGACTGAAGCAGGACGCGGCCCAGGTTGATGAGGTGTTCCGTGGTCGGAGTCTCGCGGTTCATATGGACACTCCTCCGAATCCTACCTGATCGGCGGTGAACAGGCTTTCCTGTTTGCCCTCGGTCGGGTTTTCGATGTGCGCTCGATGAGCCTCGTAAGCGCGGACGGTGAAAGCGCCCTGAGTCTCGCCGGACTCTCTCGCCGGCCCGTTCCACCGGCAGGAGCAACCTGAGTGGTTCTCCAGTATTAATGGCGTGTGTTGTTCTGTCATTTTGTGTGTCCTGTCCTTGTTCGGTTTTTTCTACGCTCCTTTGAGAATCGGGAAGTGCTCCCGGTGATACCTGTCGCTGTCCGGCTGGACGATGATGGGCGCCGCCAGTTCGCCGGGGAACTGACGGTACTGTTTACAGGTCCCGTCTGTTTCGACCAGATAGCAGCGTTTCTCCGTCATGAAATGTTCGTCCTGTTTGTGGAAGTAAGCGACGCCCTGTTCGACGCAGGCATCGCGGATCTCCCGCGCCCACTCCATCTTCATCGGGCGATGATTGGAGCCCGACTCGCCGCCGACGATAACCATGTCGATGCCGGTCAGGTCGAGCGGCATCAGGGAAGTCAGCAGCGGTTCGGCTGACACGAAGCGCACCGTGGCCTTCGACTTACGAAGGTGGTCGATGCGGAACTTAGTATCCTTGTGGCCGCAGCTGGTCCCGAGCCAGATATGTTTCGCCCAGGGGCCCTGCCACTGCGAAGCGCGTTCGGCTCGTTTGGTCAGCAGCATGTAAATGTGCTGATACGGGATGAGCCAGTCATCGAACAGGGTATGGAGAAACTCATCCGGCACCAGCCGGTGAAAGATGTCCCCCATCGAGCAGATGAAGATACGCTCTCGTTCGGAGGGTGGCAGGCGCGGGTTGATGACCGGCAGCCTCCCGATCTCGCGGAATCGTTCCGGCCGCAGTCTGACGTTCGCCGCCTCGTTCGGCTCAGTCCATGGTTTGGCGGTCCATGTGCGTTTGATTGATAGCGTCTCCGCATAACAGTTGACGCATTCGGGACTGATGAAGCGTTTCCCTGTTACCGTATTTGTCTCGATTGGTTTCGAGCAACCACTTACAAGATTGAGCGTTTTGGTCGCCCAGGCGATGATAGTGTCATTCACGTTTTTTGATGCCTTTCCGGTAAGTCATGTGGTATGGTGTTTTAGTTTGTAAGTTATATTATATCAATAACTTGGCGGTGGCTGTGAGGGCGGATTTGGCGGGGATTTCGGGCCTTTTGTCTTTCGCCGCGGATCGCGCCGGGCCTTCTTTCTGTTGTGTCCCGCTTTGCCCTCAGTTGCCTGCAGCTGTTTATTCAGTTCGTTCTGTCTGGCGAGTATTTCATTCAGGTTCACCGGGCGCCTCTCCTGATCGGTGGTTCGACCGGCGCATGCACGCTTCCAAGCCATTCGGTATACAGGCGTTTGATCTCAGCGAGTACTTTGACGTCGCTGATCGGATGGGGAAGCGTGACCTCCTTGCCGCCGGCCTCGTCGCCGAAAGGGAAGATGAGCCGCTTTGTGCGCGGGTCGTAGTTCGATGCAATGGCGGCTCGCATGGTGTCGGGAAACGCCTTGATCGGGATGTCCACGATTGCGGTGGATGTGGGCGCTTCGTACCCTGCGGCAAGCGAAGCGCGTTGGTCTATGTTGATGAGCAGTTTCATTTTCTCTCCAATGGGGAAATCAGGCCGGGTCCTGGTGAACCCGGCCTTTCTACGGCCTTAGCGGGATGCTTTCTTCTTTGCGGTGGCCACTTTCCTGACTGTGGCCTTAGCCTTCTTTGCGGGTTTTGCTTTGTGCTTCGCCGCAGTCTTCACTGCGGGTGTTTTCGGCGCGGGCTCTGCCGGGGACTTACCGGCTTTCTTCGCCTGGGACTTCAGCCGCGCCGCCTTGAACACCTCGCGCATGCGCATGCCGATCTCGTTCTCGATGTTCTTATGATCGATCCCGAAGACGTTCGCCGCCATGTCGAACCGCTTCCTCTCGTCGCCCGCGCTATAGAGTTGCTCGCGCGCGCAGTCCTGCAGGGCGAGCCCGAAGATGATCTTCGGCAGCCAGTCCGATGCCGGTGACCCTTTCTCGGCCAGAATCATCCGGCGCAGTTCGGCGGTGACATCGCTCGACGAACGCTTGCCGGCCTCGAGGCCGGGGAACTTGAACACGTCGAGCAGCTCTGGCGGTGTCATGTGCTTGAGCAGCGCGAGCGCGATGATCTGCTGCTGACTATGAGGAACAGCCCAGATGTAGTTCTTGCCGTTCACCGGCTCATTGCAGATATCTTCGAGGACCTGACGCCGCGCCGCCGTCTCGATCTTCTCGCCCAGTTTCTTTTCTTTCTGCGCCCAGAAGTCCACCTTGCCTTCGGGAGTTCGCGACGTGTGCGAAGCAGGCCGGTAGTTGTGATGGAGTGAGCACTGCTGATTGCGGCAGACCTGAATGATGGTTCCCTTGCCGGGATTGTCCACATAGATCGCCTGTTCGGTATCGGGACAGTTCTTGACCTTGCCCTTCTTGTTGGCAACGACCTCGGCGTAGGTGTCGCGGCCTATGGCGTTTTCGCCCTTCGCCGGATTGTAGTTATGGCTGATGCGGACCAGCTCGACGCCTTCGTCTTTCTTCACCTGAACGATCTGAATGAAGTGGGCCTCGGCCTTCGCCGCGTAGCAGTCCCGGTCGAGGCAATGATCGCCGGCCCGCACATCGTCGAACAACTGAGCGTTGGCCGCGCTGCGCTTGGGGCATGTGATGCAGGCGCCCGCGGCCGGGATCAGTTCGGCGTCGTCCTTGGCCCAGGGCGCAGCCGCCAGATCGAGCAGGATCTCCGCGTCGATCAGATCGTCGAGATGAGCCACGGTGACCGCGTGTACGGTCCGGTCGTACTTGTAGCCCTGACCGGGCACGAACTTGCTGCCGCCCTCTTCATAGAGCAAGTGCTCGAGGACATGCCGCTGGCTGGCTTCGGGAAGCCGCGCGAGGCGCTGCGCGTGCCCGACGTGGATCTTCTCGGCGATGAAGTCTTCGCGCAATTCGGGGATCAGATTGACCAGCGCCATGCGTTTGTAGACATAGGCGACGTTCTTGCCCACGCGATCGGCGATGGTCTGCGCCGTGTAATTCGGCTGGCTCATCAGATGCCGGAAGCCGTCCGCCTCTTCGAGCGGGTGAACGTCTTCGCGGATGAGGTTCTCGACGATCTGGATCTCGAGCACCTGCTGGTCGTCGAGATCGCGCACGATGGCCGGGATCTGGCCCAGTTCCGCTTCCAGGGCCGCGCGGTAGCGTCTGCTGCCCACCACGATCTCGAAGGCCTGCGGCCCCCTGTTTCTTACCAGGATGGGCTGCACGATGCCGACAGAGCGAACGCTCTGCACCAGTTCATCCATCGCTGTCTTGCGCCAGGTCTTGCGCGGGTTGGTTGTCGATTCCGTGAGCCATGCGAGAGGAATACTCTCGTATGCCGGTGTGAGAGCTGCAGCCGTGGCTTCAGCAGTATTTGCTCTGGTCGTTTTGGCCATGTTGTGTATTGTCCTTTTTTTCGTTTAGTGTTGTTTTTGTTTTGTCGAACACTGATTTTATCAGTCTCGCGACTGAGTCAGGTCGACCGGGATAGCGCCGATGAATTCGAAACCCATCGTTGCGACGCGGTGGCATTCTACGCCCGCCGGATTCTCGATCATGAAGTAATCGCCCACGCTGGCGGACGGCCCTTCGAAGTCGATCTCTTCGCCTGAGCCGCGATTGAACCGGGCATAGGCCATGTTGAGCGAATCCTCGACCCGGTAGGGCGGCGGAGGCGTTACGGTGGTGGCCACATAGCCTTTGGGATCAAAGGCATTGCGTAAGAAGTGCACTTTCGGCATTTTCTGTCTCCTATTTGAAAATCCGGTTCCAGCAGTCCGGGCAGAGCCCGGTCAGGAACATCTCCCGCTCCTCTTCGGGAACATCGGACATGACATCCTGAATGGTCCCGCCCAGTCGCCATGCCGCGATTTGCCTCGCGGTGGCTGTTACAGGCCGATCCTTCCTGCAATCGACGCAGGTTAGAGTGATGCCTTTCGGCTCTTCCGGACCGCGTTGCCAGGGCACCGGGTCGCCGATGCGGTTCTCACGAAATGAGCGGTGCATGATGAGCGCACTCCGGTATACACCCTCTTTCGTGAAGGCCGGATGGTTGTAATTGAAGGTGTCGGCGGTGCGCCGCGCGAGCCCTTCATAGTCGCCGGCCAGCAAGAGCGCGTGGCATTGAGCGCACGCGGCCCAGTCTTCCCGGCTCGCGGCCCCGGGCGCCACCAGGAAGGTCTTCGCAGGCCAGTTAAAACTGACCTGCGGGGATGAGCAGAAATCGCAAATGAAGTCAGCCATTGTCTCCTCCTTCGGTGTCGGCAATAGTTCTCACAAATCCTTCCACCATCGGTTGCCAGTTGAAGGGTGGCCACTCGGCGGGAAAGTTGCTGTCCGGAAAATGCGCGCCGATGATTCTCCAGAATTCGCCGCTCGCGGTCCGGACCGCGAGTTCGACCCGGTCTTCCATCGTGGCCACCTTCACTTCGGCGGCGCGGAGTAGGATGGGAGGCGAATCGTCGTATCCGTCGAACTCGAACGGTTCGACCTCGATCATTGCCGGTTCCTCGGCGGGCGTCTGGTTGTGATCCCAGACCGTCGCGATCACTTTACCGGCGAAGCGTTCTTTCTCGCCGGGCCAGATCACGATGTCTCCGATTGCCAGGCGATCTCGCTTCGCATAGGGACTGAAGCCGCCCTTGCGCTGCCACTCATCGAGCGCGAGGGCCAGTTCGGACAGCCGCGCGGCCTTCGCCGCCAGGTCCGCATAGTCGATGTCTTCTCCCCGGTCGTTGATCGCCTGAATTTCCCGGGCGAGCTCGATCTGTTCTTTCAAGTTAGCGATAGGGTCCACAGGCTTATTCCTTTGCTCGCGGAAGCGGCGCGATCGAGGCTTCCAGACCGTGGATCGGCAAGGCGTGCGCGGCCAGCAGCCGGAAGGTCGATTGTTTGTATTTGCGAGCCAGAATTTCCGCCTGTTTCTCGCTCAGCGGCTGGCCCTTGTCGGAGCCCACCGCGATGAGCTTGTTGTCTGCCGTCTGCAGTATTACGATGTGCGTTTTCATTTTTGTGCTGTGTTGTCTCCTTTTAAAAATCGTTCCGCCTCTTCGCGGGATGAGAATGCTTTGCCGGTCGAGCCCGCGGTATAGAGCGTGCCGAATCGGGTATGTACCGGGCGGATCGGGTTCCCCTCCAGGTATTCGACCAGCGCCTTGTTATAGGCGTCAGCGCCGATCTGTTCGATCAGCGCAAAGCGTTCTTCGGGACTGTCCCAGTTCATTTCTTCTTTCCTTTCAGCGGGTCGATACCGTCTTTGAAGCGGAGTTGCTTGCGCGTGCATTCCTCCGGGCTGACATCTTCGCGCACCCCTTTCAGACGGGCCTGCACCAGCGAGCCCTGGCAGTACAGATACTCGACTTCGATGATCTGGCCGACCTCGGGCACTTTCTTGCCGATGATCGAGCAGGAGCCGATCTCCGTGCCGTCGAACAGGCTGAAGGTAATCGACTCCTTGCCGTTCGCCGTGTTGTTCGCGGTCACGATGACGGAGGCTGACGCGGTGAACTTCCAGCGCAGATTGTCGCCGCCGCGCGAAGGCCTCCCCGCTTTGTACGGCGCTGACTTCTTCACGAAGACCACGCCTTCGGCGTGCTGGTCTCTGGCATCCTGAATCAGCCGCGCTTTGTCCGTACAGGTCTGAGCGCCCTGAACCACTTTGATCTCAGGCGTCAGAACGATTTTCCTGAGCATCTTATGGCGGGATTCGTAGGGTTCCTCGCGCAGGTCCTTGCCATCCACGAACAGAAGATCGAAGGCGTGGATGGTTTCGCCTACCAGTTCGCCGTCGATCACGAACTGCGTCGGCCTCAATTCCTCGAGGGATTTTTTGAGGGCTGCGGGGACCGGCCTCACTCGCGCTGACCGTCCGGAGAACAGATGGATCGAAGGATAGTCGTTCTTGCCCGCCGAGCGGAAGTGCAGCTGCACCCGGTCGCCGTCGTGTTTGATCTGGACCCACCAGTCGCTGTCGTGGATCAGTCTGGCTTTGTCGGCCTCGTCGATATCGTTCAGGAGGCGCACCGGATAACAGACCGGCGCTTCACCCACCTGTCTGGTCACCGGCTTTTTCACCGGCTCGAGCGCCGGTTTCATTTCGGCAGTCGAGATGACCTTGTAGTGGCTGTCTCCGTGGATCTTGTCCGATTGCAGCTGCTCGAAGATCGCCTGCGCCCTTGCGAGCGGTACGGGTTGTTTCGTTTTAGTCGCCGTGCGGACTACGTCGCCGATTGCGCCATATTCCACATTGACCAGATAAGCGTCCTGTCCCGCCGGGACCAGGAAGATCGTATAAAATTTACCACCGGATTTGCTGTCCGCTTCGAGGCGAACCGCTTGTGCCGTTCCTGCCTGTGCTGTCATGTCTGATGCTCCTGTATTGTTTGTGTGTTGTATTGCTAAATACAATTATATCATGTATTTAGCGAATCGTTGAGGGCGTCGGAAAGGGCTGTTTTCATGGATTCGATAATCATGGCTTCGACCAGGCGCAGGTCGGGATCGGTCCATGCCTCACTCCCGTTCCAGGTGTCGTCCTCCGTCGTGATGTAGGTGATCGTGACCCTCTCACCGGCATCCGTTACCGCGCCGAACTCGATCAATTTGCAGCTGTCGCGGGGATCGCCTGTGACCGGGAAGATGGCGACCCGGTCTTCCGGCTTGCGATTGAGCGCGACTATGGCCTGTTCAAAGGACGGATCGATCAGGAACTCGCCGGTCATCGCGATCAGATGGCCGTTCCATGGCGCTTCCGTGTCGGCCCATGCGTACGGGATGGTTTCCCGGGCGCTCGACCTTTCCTCCGGCGTGAGGCCGGTCGTATAGGCCAGTTTCGAATCGGGAAATTCTACGACCCATTTGGCCGCGCGGGGAATCGCCTCAATGCCGAAGTGACGCAGGCATTCTATGGTGACGCGAGTCGCAGCGACGCAACTGTTGACCGGCAGGAACCGGCGCAGGACCGGCCTGGCCGCCGCAGCATAGGCTGCCATGATGATGACCGGCGTCACTTCGCCGCTCCTGTCGGAGCGAGATCGGCGAACATGCCTTCGTCGTTGCAGGGGCACGAAAGCAACTGGCGGCAGCACCGCGGGCATTCCTCGACATCGCAGCCGGGATGGTGGAATTGCCCGACTGACACCCCGCAGTCATGGCAGCGGCGCCCCGGGTCGGGCGGCGGATAGCGTGTTTCCTTGCCATAGCGAATGCGGTCGTGAACCGTCGCTTTCTTTCCGTCCGGCGTGAACTGGATGCGATCAGCGGTGCATCCGTCAGCGGTCGTCATTTCCTGTTTGCAGTTTTCGCAGATAGCCATTAGAGCGTGTCCCCTCTCTCGATCTCGAGCAGTTCCGTGCGGGCGATCAGTAACTCGCCGGTGCCCGGAGGCGGCGTGCCTTTCTCGCCGTGCGCCCGCCAGAGCAGATTGGCGATCTTGCGGAACTTGGCGCGATTGCGGGCTCCCGTCTTTCCGTTCTCAGACGCCTGGAGTGCAATGCCCAATGCCTGCCTCAGCAGGTCTTTGTCTACTGCGGTGAAGGATGCCATTTCAGCAGCACCCCTTGCACTCTTCGGTGGCCGCCGGCGCGGGCGCACAGAAGCTGGCAAGCGCACGCTTCACCACTTCCGCGGGCTCGATCTTCAGATCGAAGCCGGTATTGAAGATGCGCTGCGCCTCGCTGCCGGTCAGTTGGACCTCGATGATCGGGTCCCTGAGCTTGCTCATCGTCAGGTTCACTGAACGTGTTTTCGCTTTGGTTGCCATGTTGTGTTTTGTCCTTTCGTCTTACTTCGCAAACAGCAGGCCCTGGCCGCGCTTCGTATAGAGCGGTTCGGGTTCCTGGGTAGTGTAAACCGGTTCGGTGCCGGCCACGAGTGAATTCCCCTCGTCGACGGAACCGGTTACGATTCGCTCGCCGGTGATCTCAGCCGGGAACGGAAATGTCAGCCATGGCGCATAGAGCACGCCGTTGATCTTCGTCATAAGAACGCAGAGACGGTCGATGTCCATGCCATAGAGACAGAGCGAGTAGTTGCTCGCGTGGAGTAACATGCGTCCGGATCCGACGCACGGATCGCAGATGGTAGCGGTGCGCGGATCGCGCCCGTCGGGAAGGCCGCCCTCCATCAGATCGTGGCATTGCATTCGGGCCATCATCTCTACGACATTGTGGGGCGTGGGATAAAACCCGGTGTAGTTATATTTTCCCTTGCCCTCGGCATAGAGCGTGCCCAGGTAGTCGTAAGGCTGGAGTAACAGCGGGCCCAGATTGAAATGGCGGTAGAGCGCCTCGTTGGTCTTGTCCGCGAGGCGCGGCTCATCGATACCGTGGAGACCCATCGCCCAGGCCAGCCATTCGATCAGCGCCGGGAATGCGGACCACGAACCGGTGTCGTGGAACATGATGTCGAGCGCCTTTTCGATCATCTTCATGCCTTCGCCGATGCGCGGATTGCCTTCGCCAAACTGCATCTGCGGGATCGGCTCGTCGAGCAGCTTGCCACCCATCCACGTTCTCAGGTAGTAATCCCACCGGTTCACCACTTGCGGATGATAGTGGCACTGCTGAACCATGGGAAGCATCCACGCGCGGTACTTCCATGGCGCGATGGGATCTTTGCCTAACAGCGGCGGACGACCGTTCTGCAGAATGAAACAGTTTACGTCGAGCACCGCGGACTCGGCCGGCTCCGGTTCGGGAACCGGTTCGGGAATGACCTTCGCCTTCGTCGGCTTTACTCTCTTGAGGACGGGCATGGCACCTTTCCTTTCAGGGCTTCGTCGTACAGCTCCGAGAGCTGCTCGACGGTATCCGCGCCCGGCATCTCATCGTCCGTGCCCAGTTGGGGAAACACTCGTTTTAAAGTGCGCGCCAGTCTGCGATTGAAGCCTTCCTGGTCGGCCAGCGAGATCGCCTGCAGGATGTCTTTGTTTTGTCTTGTTCCCAATTTTTCCAGCTCCTTTTTTTAGTAACCCTGACGGATCAGCCGCGCTTCGCTCGCGGTCCGATCGTAGGCTGATTGCAACAGCTCCGGCGGATCGGTCGGCATATCGTCCGGCCACCGGATCCAGTCGAAGGCTTCGGAATGAAACAGCATGTATTCATAGGCGACCTCGACCGTCGGCGCTCCTCCTTCGAAGATGTCTTCGGCGGCATAGCGCAGCTGACGCCCCAGCCTCGCCCAGTCGGGCGGCTCAGGCGCCGGGTCCCTGACTAACGCGCCCTTCGCCAGTTCGATCATGGCCTCGCGAGTCATGTCTCCGGTGGCGATGGCCTGGACGGCCTCGCGCAATTTTCGTTCTGTCATTTTTGGGATTCCTTTCTTCTATGAAGCGGGGACCACGGCTCCGCAGCTGGTGCATTGCAGCATACGCTTGCGCTGCGCCAGCGTACCGCCGAGCAGTAAGAAGACCAGTGCTCCGACCGCGACCAGGGGCGCAAGCACCAGAGCAAAAGGGGCGAGGAACAGCAGGAAGATCGCGGCGGGGATCATGACCAGAAGCCCGAGGCATCCGCCGGATCCGCCGAGTTTAAAGCGACTCTTGCTGACCAGTCTGCCGCGATGACAAATCTGACAGACCGGTCTGGAAGACGGTCCTCGAGGTATCGGCCGACCGTTGATGAGCGGCACATTGATGCCGCCGCACGTGGGGCAATAGTTGAAGCCGGTGGAGCATGTTCCGCAGTTCGTGCACTGATTCTGGTGCTGGAACTGATCGGCCGGGCGCGGCGCGGTTACCTCCGCGGTTACTTCCGGCAGCGGCGGCGTCAAATCAAACCGGGTCGTGCATTTCGGACATGACTGACCTGAGCGCCACTCAATCCAGTGGTGTTTGCAGCGAGTACATCTTACAAGTTTCATGGTGTTGTTTCCTTTGTGTGTTGTGTTGTGGAAGGGGACCGGCTTGACCGGTCCCCGGTCTGACTACTGCTGGCGGATGTGCGCTTCCTCGATGAAGTACTCCTCCGTGTTGACGCGATCGTAGGCGGTGCCGATCGCGTTCTCGATGGCGGCTGAGACGTCGCACCCGGTGCCGACGAAGCCGCTCGTTTCTACGCTCCCGTTGGCCTTCACGGTCATGGTGCCGCCCGCCGGGTAATAGATGAGAAGGTCGCCGTTCGCCTGGAGCTCGTTCATCCACCCCAGTTCATTGGCCTTGAGCCGCCCGACCTCGACGGCGTAGTGGCCTTCGAGAGTTTTGATATCCTCGACCTTGCCCCATCGCCCGTTGTAGTCGTCGAACGCGAGATTGTTATCCGCGAGCAGGCAGAGCGGATACTGCCAGTTCGGTAAGCGGAAGCCGAAGCCGTTCTGCATACCTCCGATGTAGAACTGGCCTTCGCCCAGGACCTCGCCTTTCATATTGAGAATCGCTCCGGTGAGCGCCTCGCGGTTGCGCAGTTCGACGGTTACCTTCACCGTGTGGGACACGACTCGGGTCGGGCCCAGTGCGCGGAAGATGGGGCCGAAGCCACACTCCTTACCGGGAGTGCAGGTTCGGCCGCAAGCAAATGTGTGAGCGTTCAGAATGTTGAGAGTCATGGTGTTTTGTGGTTTCCTTTTCCTTTGTCTGTCGATAGTCTGGCTGATGCTTACGCGGCTTTAGGCACCGCTACCTTGATCCGCCGCGCACCGCGGATCGAAGTGAGGATCTGATCGGCTGACTGGGCCATGAGCGCCCGGGTATGCTTATCGGCTTTGATGGCCTCGACCGAATAAGCCGCCAGCTTTTTGAGAGTGTCCTGACGGAGTTTCTCGAACCGGCTGTCGCCGGTGATATTGAGCCGCGCCAGCAGATCGCACTGTTCCTGCAGATTGTCGATGAGCACGTCGCGGATGATCGCCCCGGGTGCGAGACGTTCCGACATATGCCGGACGACATCGTAGAGCCGCTGCCATGTGTCGTCCATCGCCACTTTGGTCGCGGCCTGCACCCGCGAGTGTTCCTGGCTCCTGAGAACTGCGAGCACTTCATTGGAAAGCCCGACGCGGAAGTCGCCCGCCGGCACGCTGGTGATGACGAACGAGATCTGGAACTTGTTGCCGATGTCGGCGACCGAAGGGTAGTCTTCCTCGTTGTACATGGTGTTGAGGAACTTGCGGGCGTTCTCCTTGAGCGTGGGATACTCGCTCAGGAAAGCCCTCTTCAATCGGGGAATCTCGCGATCCGCCTCTTTCTGCAGTTCCTGATATTTCTCGTGATTGGCGATGGGCAGGAGCCGGGTCCACTCCTCGCCCCAGGGAAGCGTCAGTTCATAGTGGCGCGTCCGGACCGATGCGATGAAGCTGGTCAGCTCCTTATAGGACGGGCGTTCGGCAGGCAGCAGGCTCTTGTTGAACCGGCCCGCCTCTTCGCCGGTGCCGTGCTGTTCGATGACCTCTTTCGTCACCTTTTTGTCGTACTTGCGGGCGGACCAGCTGTTCAGCCTCAGCGATACCAGCAGGGCGCGGGAACTGATGTCTACGTTATTGCTCATGGTGTATTGTTTCCTTTCCGTTTGTATGTCTGTTGTCTTTCGGTTGTATATCGGTCCTTAGTTGAGTTTCGGGTTGATGACCGACTTGATGGGAGTCGGGGACTGGGCCTTCACCTTGCGCCCCGTTGGTACTTCTACGGGACCGTCCGGCGTGTTGGCCGCGCGAAGTTCCTCGCGACCGTACTTGCGCAGCGCGTCGATTTCATCGGCGCGGGTGCGGGCGATGGGCCGGATGTTCTTTGCCGAGTCGCGCAGCGATTGCGCCGTGATCTGCTTGCGGGTCTGACGCGCCGCAGAGAGCACGCAATTCTCGATCTCCGCGCCGGTCCAGGTGTCGCTGAGGTCGGCTACCAGCTGGCACAGTTCGGGAGTCGCCGCCTCCCATCGCCGCAGGTGAACCTCGGCGATCTCGCGGCGCTCGATCTTCGAAGGCAGATCGACAAAGAACATCTGATCGAAGCGGCCCGCCCGGGTCAATTCGGCAGGCAGCTTGAACGGATCGTTCACCGTCGCCAGCGAGAAAATCTCCGACGTGTGATCCTGCAGCCAGGTGGCGAGCTGGCCCACCATGCCGATGGTCACGCCGGAGTCGGTCTGACCGCTCGACTTGTATCCCGCGACGCCTTTCTCGAACTCGTCGAAGTAGAGAATGCAGGGCGCGATCGCTTCGGCCAGCGCCAGCGTCTCTTTCATCTGGCGTTCCGACTGACCCACGGTGCCGCCCTTCAGTTCGCCGATATTGCAGCGGACGACAGGGATGCCAAGGATCGCGCCGATGATGCGGACCGACAGCGATTTGCCGGTGCCGGGGATGCCTACCAGAATGCCGCCGCGCGGTCTCAAGTCGGGATCGCGGAAGACCGGCAGCAGTTCGGTTCTGACGTACTCGCGCAAAAGCCCGAGCCCGCCCAGTTTGTCCGGATCCACCGGAGGCATGACCGTGAGAAAGCCTGACGCCTTGATCATCTTCAGCTTTTCATCGGTCACCACGTTGACGCGGAACTGAGTGCCGTCGAAGGCCATGGCCATAGCGCCTTCGGCTTCGCCCAGGGTCAGCCCTCGCGCGGCGTCGAGGATCTGGTTCCTGACCTCGGTCGAAATCTGGCCGTCCCAATCGCTGGCTTCTACGGCGCCTCTCACCGTAATGTCGAGCGCGGCTGACAACTCCTCGCGAGTCGGGAGCGTATCGAAGATGACCGGGATATCGTGTGACAGTTCGGCGGGGAACTGCCATTGCGGGGCGATCAGTACGATGAGCGTCCCGAGCGGCTTGGTCTTCACCAGAGTGTCGCGCAGCTCGCGATAGGCCGCTGCGTTTTTGATGACGTGCTGATAATCGAGAACCACGAGCACCGGAGGCGCTGCCGCGTCGGCCTCGGTTTTCGCGAGCGTGGCGAAAGCACTGCTGTAGCCGCCCTGTAAATCAATCACCTTGTTGTTCTCGCGGACATTGGTCAGACCGCCTTTGGCGGCGATGCGCCAGATCTCGCGGCCGCGGAATTCAGCGACCAGATTCGAGATCGACCTGTCCTCGTCCGTCGTCGCGATGGCTACCGCCGGATAACCGGCATTGGCATATGAGCTGAGTGTTGACATGATTGTTCTGTATTGTCCTTTCCCTTTTTTGTGTTGGTCTGGTTCGGTTATTCCTGCACCCTTTGAGGGTCCGGGATATCGAGCGCCCGGTTCACCTGACGCAAAGCCATGGGATCGGTGCGCTCGAGGTGCTCGCGGATCGCCGGAGTCAGTGCGATCACCTTGAGCGCCCTTTCCAGCTGTTCTGTTCTCTCAGGCTTGAGCTGACCGATTGTCAGCGCGGCGGCCAGGTTCCTGCACCCCTGAACTTCATCGGTGGGGATTGCCGGGTTGGTTTCCAGCTGAACAAAGGTCAGCGCGAGAAGCCCGCTGACCAGTCCCATGCGGTCTGACTTGCCCGTCTCGAACAGAGACTCGATCTGCTCGTGCATGATCTCCTTGAATTCTGCCTTAGTTAACTTGCCGTCGTTGTTTGGGATTTCGATAACGTTGCTCATTGTGCTGTAGTCTCCTTCTGTCGGCGTGTCGCCCACGCCTTACGCGCCGCGTTCGAGCGGCGGATGTCAAGATTGTGCTGGCGGATGCGGGCCAGCGTTTCTACGCTGAGCCCGCGCCCGATGAAATCGACCGGCGCGGTCGAGGGCGGGTCAAAGGTATAGATGACCTGTTGAGTCGCGAGGTCGAACACCGGATAGTGCTGACCGTCGCTGGCCACCGGGAAGCGAACGCTCACCGGGTCGTCGAAGTTACACCGGACGAAGTCGGGGATCTGGACCCTTTCTCCGTTCAGTTCTGTCTCCCACATGTGTTGTGTGTTGTGTTGTCTCCTTAGTCGTAGCGTTTGTCTTTCTCAACCTGGTCCCAGTCCATGAGCGGGTAGTCCGGTTCCTCCGGTTCTTCGTCCTCCTCCGGCCAGGTCGCCCAACACTGGGCGCAGGTGTCGCTGTGGCCGACCACTGTAGTGACCGGCTGACGGGCGCAGTGGAGATCGCGCGGCCCCGCCCCGCAACTGGGACAGGGCCCATCGCAAAGAGCGCAGGGACCGGTGACGCCGTGCTCGCACGGCTCATGGTATTTGGTCAGCATTTCTTCCTCGGCCAGTATCCTTTCTTCGATATGGTCTTGCAGAAGAAAGTCGGGCGGAAGGTCTGACAAGTTGGGGATAGCTTTCATTGTTTTGTCCTGTTCTGTCGTTTCAATTTGAGATACTCCGTCTCCGGAGTGCGGCTGACAAAGCGCCCGCCGGCCCGTGGATGGTGCCGCGCATGGTGCGCCTTGTGACAGCTGGAATGAGCGAGAGTTTCATTGACCCTCGCCTTATCGTCGTGGTCACCGTTTTTGTGATGGATGGTGATGTCGAGCGCGGAGAACGGTTCGGCTCGACCGTCGCCGTCGCGGATCGTTTTCTCCGCCGGGGAAAGCGGTCGCTTGCAGAAGTAGCAACGCTTTCCCCGGACAAAGAACCAAAGCAGTTCGCGCAGCTTGTTCAGCTCGCGCCGGGAAGACTTGCGCATCGCCATGGCTTCTACGCCGCCCTCTTCGCGGCCTCTTTCCATTGCGATTCGAGACCGTAGTGTTTGGCGCAGACCGGACCGTAACCGGCTGCGGTCGAACGCTCGTCCTTCAGGGGCAGGTTGCAGAAGCAGCACTGGCCGGTAAGTCTGCCATGCTCGCGGGCAACCCTCGCGGGATCGGCTGCCAGTGCGGAAAGCAGGGTTTCGAGCGCCGCTAACATCGCTGGCGTAGTCGAGCGGGAAGGTTCCCATGCGCCGCTGGCATCGACTCGGCCGAACCATTGCCGGTTCGGGAACTGACCCTCGCCCGTTATATTGATCGACCCTGGCGTCTTCGACCGGTCACCGGCGACTGAGAGGATCACTTTCTGACCCTCGCAGACCAGAACGATCTTGGGGAATTTCAGGTGCGCCTTAGCCTGATTGAAGAGTTCGACGACGCCGGTGAACGCTCCCACGTTCACCTGACGGGCTGGCGGTTTGGCGGTCGGGTTCTCGACCCGCGCGATCAGGACCGCAACCCACGGCTCCTGCTTCGGGCTGAGGCGGTTGTGCTTCGCGTAAGAAGCGAGCAGGTCGGAGGCGAAGTTGCTGTCCCTCTGGCTCAGCCTGCCTTTGATCGATCGAAGTGTGCTGATTTGTTCGGCTAACGTTGTGCTCATTGTTTTGTCCTGTCCTGTTTTCGGCTGCATTCTACGGCCATTTATTTACTGCGGTTCCTCCGGGTTTCCCAGGCCTTTCGCGCGGCGGCACCGCGGTCTGAGTTACCGGATGGCGAAGAGGGCTGACCGGTCGGCCTGACCCTCGCTGACTTTTTGCGGGCTTTCTTTTCCTCGCGGCGTTTTTCCCTGAGATACTCGAACCGGTCGTGGTCCTCGCGATTCAGGAATCGTTTCCGGCTGGTATTACCCATTCGGGGACCTTGCTTGTAATCGGGGTCTTTCACTGGCCAGCAAACCTCATCGGTCGCTGAGCAGTCCCAACACTTGTACGCCCACCCCATACCGATCGGGGCAAAGGCGCGGTAGACAGACTGACTGGAGCAATGGGCGCAACCCTTGAAGATCGAACCCACTTTGTAATAGAGCTTGCGTTCTCGCCAGGCCTTCGCTGCCTGGTCTTTCATGCGAGCCTGCAGTTTGGTCATGTGTTGTGTTGTGGCCCTTTCTACTGTCACCTTCGTTTGTTTTGTTCATCTGTTAGCGTTACCCGGTCCGGACCACGGGGAGGTAGATGATATTCACGGACCACTTTCGCGGCTGAGTTGTCACGTCACCAGGGAGGAAACGACTCACCTGAGTCGCAGGATTTCTACGATCTGCAAACTCAATGCTGGCTCTCAGCCTCGTCCTTACTCACCGGGAAATGGTTCTAACTCAGGCAGATTTGGGATTTTCTTCCTCTCAGTTACGGTAGGTCTGCTCATCTCGCGCTCGGCCCATGACAGGCATTTTGGCTACAGAGTCGATATGGCCAGGGTGTGAGGTAACCTCAGTGCTGGCCTTACCATTTGGTTTTCAGGAACCTTGTATTCAGTTTTCAAAGATCAGCCCGGTAAGGATGAGAGCCAGGATTTTTCGAACTCGCCGTTCAACCTGCCTCAGTCAACCCCAGGGTTTGACTTCATCGGATCGCCTTCGACCCGCGTTTCACGTTAACCCCTTTCGTTTCAGGTGGTTAGGTGGTATTTAAAGTATATCACGGCGGGAGATAGAAAAAAGGGTTTTTTTGGAAGTGGGGCGAGGTTTTTTCTGTTTAGAATCAGTAGTTTACGGGGAATCGGCGGCTCCCTGCGACACCCGGCGGCGAAAAAAGCCTCCATTACGGCGAAGTGGCGCGGTCTGTATGGTGTTGAAATCAGGGGCTTTACGGGGACACCATCAGGCGGCCATCGGACCGCACCATAGACCGTGCGGCGGCGGCTTACAACCGATATTCAATGTATATCGGTTCGATATCCTGACTCCTGACTCCTGACCTCCCATCGCTCTCACCCGCGACCTATGGCTACCGACTGACTCCTGACTCCTGACTCCTGACTCCATCGCGCGTAAGGTGCGCCCATCGCGCTGGCCGCGTGGCCAATCGGGATCGCCGGCCCGGGATCGGGATCGGCCGCAGGCCAGCCACCATTCCGGCGTAGAAAAAAAAAGGGCGAGCTTTTCAGCTCGCCCCGGGTGTGGGAGGTGTTACGCGGCTTTCGCCTTTTTCGCTACCTTCGCTTTGGGATTCGTCCCATTGGCGAAGTGCTCGGCCGCCTCAGCATAGGTGATGCCGTGCTTTTGGGCCAGGGCGCGAATCGCGGCGATTTTGACCCATGCCTTTTTACCGGCGGCTGAGTGGTCGAAGTTCGCAACCTGGCGAGGCGCGTCGATGGCGGTCACCTCACCCTTCGCCTTACCCTCAGTCGGCTCGGTGGTCGTGTAACCCTCGGCCAGCTTTTCGGCAACCTTGTCGGAGTACAACTTTTCGGCGTCAGACTTTGAATCCTCGGTGTACTCAAAACCCTGAAGGTCGGAACCCCGGCGGCCAAAAAAGAAGGTCGCTACGTTTCCCTTGAGAGTGGCGATATAAACCTTGTCGGATTTCGCCGATTTGAAGTAAAGAGTGGTGGTTTTCATTGTGTTGTGTTGTCCTTTTTTTTTCGTTTTCGCCGGGTGTTTATCTCGCCCGGTAGTTATTAGATGCAAGAGTGGAGCCAGGAGTCGCCGGGATGCGAAAAAAAACAGAGTTTTTTTCAAAGTATTTTCCGTTTAGAATCAGTGCTTTACGGGCCGATTTCGGCTCCATGGCGGCGCAATGCCACCCGGTAAACCCTTGAAAGCAGGGCGGTTACCGGTTCCCGGCGCAACCCGGAAGTGATTGAAAATGCGTGCTTTACGCGGTCCGGCGTAGAATCGCCGGTTCCCTGGGGAAACCGGCGGGATTCGGGCCGGATTTCGGGCCGGAAGTGGACAGGGATCGCGCGGCTCCATCGGCAGACGGCGGGCCGGGACCGGCTCGCGAAACTGTTCCGAAACGGAAGAGTTTCCGGCTGCGGCGGCAGGCACCCGGGCCGGTTTTCCGCTGCGCTCCGCTATCCCTTGTATATCGCTTGTACGTCGAAACCGGCGAACAGACATCGAAATCCACTGGCGGATAATGAAACCCTATGGCTTACGCTTCGATTCTCGATATTCCGACGCCCGCTGCGCTCGAGTACCTTGGCGGCTACAAGCTCAAGTTCATGGAGAATTTCTATAACATCGACGTGGACATGAAGCCGTACTCGCAGCAGTACCATACCTGGCTCAATGGCATCTGGTTCAACAATCCCCCGGTTCTCAACGACAAGGCCTCGATTGTCGCGGCCAATGGCGTAGGTACGCTCACCTGGCTGAAATCTTCCATCCCGTCTTACAACACCACCATCCGCTCGATGCAGGACTTCCGTTTCGGTTACTTCGAGTCCCATTTCCGGTTCGACAATATCGACGGCTCATGGCCGGCTTTCTGGCTGCTGTCGTCGGAGACTCTGAACAACCGCCATATCAACTCAGGCGAATTCGACATCATGGAGTGGGTATCGTCGACGCCCGACAAGTGCTTCTTCAACTTCCACAAGTGGGCGCCGGGTGGCGAGCAGATGCTCGGCGGCGGACAGTATTCGATCACCTTCGAGCGTCCCCAGGACTTCAGTTTCTCGGACTACCACACGTACGGGATGCTCTGGACGCCCGGCAATGCGGACTGGTACGTGGATAACAAATGGATCGGCTCCTGCTCGATCGACCACGAGATCGAAGACCAGCATTACTACCTGATGCTGGGCTCGCAGGCCGGTCTGAACTGGAAGGACGATCCGGCGACGCTCGAGAAGATCACGTCGGAACAGATTCAGGTCCAGTCCAAATGGATCCGCGTCTGGCAGGTTTCGCCGTAGTTCGTTCCGCTGCCTGTCGTACATACAAGCGATATACACTGACGGGTTAAACTGGTCGGGATGAACGTCACCAGACGGAACCCGCGCATGGGCGAAGCAGGCCATCGGGAGATGCTCAAGGAGCGCCTGCTCGATTACGATCTCGAGGATACGCTCAAGCTCCGTGAGCGGTTGATCGAGCGTTGGCGGGCCGCGCATCCGGCCGCGGCCTGCCAGCAAAGTTCTTATCTGCGCCCGCTGATCAAAGATGAGCAATGGGAAAGGCAGACTCCCGAAGATCCGGACGAAGGCTGGTATAACGACATCTACTACGTCACTCTCCGCCGGCGTCCGGACAAAGTCTTCGAGACGAAGCAGGGCATGATCCAGCTGGGGATCGCGTCCCACGATGGCAGCGCCCGCCATGACTGGCGCGACTATCAGGCGATCAAGAATCAGCTGGCCGGCCCGGAGTGCGAAGGCTTCGAACTCTTCCCGGCTGAGTCACGGCTGCTCGATCCATCCAATTACTACACGCTCTGGTGTTTCCCCGGCGTCAAACGCATCCATGTGGGACGCTACGATACGCGCTATGTGCTCGACGCGCACGAGGCTTTCGCGCCGCAAAGAGCCATGGCGGTCAAACCGGAAGAATAAACAAAAAGGCCCCACGGCTGGTGTTCCATGCCAGCCGTGGGCTCTTTTTGTGGAACGCAAACCCAAGGTCTAAACACCGCTCATCATACATCAAGTCGGCGCATCACTCACGGCAATCTCAATCTCGTATTCGTCGTCCGTCAGCACGCCGCGGGCGATCCCGTTCTCGATCAGCAGCGGCAGCACACCGGCGACGAAACCGCTGCGTTTATTCGCCCGCACCAGGCCGTCGAGGCCCAGCGCGACCGAGACGCCGTTGGGCGAGATCATCAGGACTCTCGCCTCACACCATTCGTCGCTCGACGCCGCGAGGCGCACGCGCACGAGCTGGTCCTGAACGAGCTGCGGTTCGCTCATAGCGGATCGAAGCCCTGACCGGTCGCTACCTCGAGCCAGATGCTCAGTTCCTGCGGCGTGTGAATCAGCCGCGCGTTGGTACGCAGCGTGTGCAGCGCGAGGCGGCCGCGTTCGTTCGCGTGCGGATTCGCGTCCCATGCGGTCGCCTCGATCCACTGAATGACATAGGCTCTGAGCAGCCCCAGCTCGCGCACGGTGACTTTCATCGGATCCGCGAGCCAGCTGGCGACGGCGAGGGCCAGCTCGCCGCCTGTCTCATGCATCCAGTAATTCGGTACTGTGGCCATCTCAATTGCGCTGACCCTGCAGCACGCGCCGCGCAATGGCGTTTTCATGGTGTACCCGGTCCAGTTCGGGTTGCGCCTCGGCGACGGTGCTGAATCTTGTCACGCCATCTTCGTAATGCCACTCGCGCGAGTGACAGATGCCGCACCAGGGATTGAGCCGGCCTTCTTTAACGGCTTCGTCGACCAGAGCCTTCATCGCATCCTTGCTGATTTCCACGAAGTTGTAGTCCGCATCGGTCGGGGCCTCATAGGCAAGGGCTATGATGCAATGGCGCTGCGGGCAAAGGCATTGAACGATATGAACCATGGCCCTATCTCTGGCTTCCGCATCGTTCACAGAAGTGAGAACTGTCCGTTCCCCGGTTCATCTGACCGCACCAGCGGCATATCCATTCCCATCCGGTCATGTTGTGTAGTGTATAGCGATTGTATGTCTATTTGCTATCGGATTTGACCTTCGCGCGAACCTGGGCAAGCTGGGTCTGCCAGTCCTGATTGATGTCGCGGATCTTGCGCTCCTGCGCCTGATGCACGATGAAGCCGGTCAGCAGAGCTGTGACCAGCGCCGTCGCCAGACACGCCACCAGTGTGATCATTGCTTCGTATCGCCCTCTTTGGCCTGCGCATCGAGATAGGGCCCATCGTAGTCGCCCTGGTCCGGCTTGAAGGCAAAACCCCGGCTGAGAAACTGCAGAGCTTTGCGCGGATCGTCGGCCCCCTGCAGCATTTCGGTAATCCGGGCTACATCGATATTGGTTGCATAGCCTACCAGGATCGTATTCAGCCTGAGATTTGTCCACAAGGGCGGCAGCTTCCCCATCTCCACCTGGGCCGGGTCATAGGCCTTGATGCGCTCGACGCTCTGGTCGTCGAGCGCGATGAAAAGCGAGTACTCCCGGGCATTGATCTGGAACGGAATGACGATCAGACGCGGCCTCTTCCCTGGCATTCCGGACAGCCGATTACACAACCGGGCGTGGTCGAGGCCAGAAAGCCTTCGCCTTCGCAGAATGAGCACGTCACGAGCGCAGTTTCCTGCCGCGCCTGCGCTTCCATGTAGCGCCGTTCGACCGGGCAGCCGGCCAGATGCAGCGGCACGGCCGCGTGACAGTCGGGGCAATGCCGGAAATGGCGTCCGTGGCTGACATACTCGGCGTGTTCGATGGTGAGTACCGCCAGCCTGGGCTTGACCTCAGCCTCGGCGCTGGGAAACTCGATCACTGATGCGGACATTGGATTTCTCTCCTGTGGAAATCTCCTCTTTATATGAGTTAGTGTCTCATGGCTCGCGGTGGCCTGTTTCTGTACGATGATATACTGTCCCAATGCCAAAAGACACGCTAAAGTGCTTTCTTTGTACGTATAGGATCGATCATGGTACCTCTGGTACGAACTGATGCGTGGTGATGCAGAACTTGTTGAGAAACCTGTGAAAAATGTTTCACGTGAAACACACAGCTATCTCTCAACCAACGAAGTAAGTCTGGTCCTCGGCCTGAGTCTGGGCACGGTAAAGCGCCGGATCAAAGACGGAACCCTGCCTGCCGTGAAGATCGGTCACTTGTGGAAAGTGCGCCGCGAAGACCTGCCGAAGCCTGGAGCGAAGTAAACACATGTCGGCGGCAATGATCTCTTGTTCGTGGATGGAGGGCACCTTCGCAATGATCGAATGGGGACCGGAAGACGTGGTCGAAGCTCTGGAGATGTACGTCGTCTACAGCAACCCGCTCGACTATCCCGGCAAGTTCGTCGTGCGCCAGTGGAGCGTGGCCACTGTCCTCAAGAACGGCGAACGCTTTCAGGACTATAAGGCTCATGTGATCCCGCTGACCGTGGTCGATACGCTCGACGAAGCGCGGGAAGCCGTCCCCGGCGAGTGCGTGAACATTGGCCGGTATGATCAGGACGACCTGGCCATTTACGAGGTGTGGGTGTGAAGTGTCTCTTTTACGCGCATGTGCTGCACCAGCTGATGAGCGGCGAGTGGATTATTCTGCAGAATCCCGGCAGCAACCAATGCGCCCTGATTACGGACGCGCACTCACCCTGTTCGATGGAAGTGACGTTAAACAAGGCTCCCGAGTGGACTGAGTGCCCGCGCAATCCGACAGTGAACGGCACAGGACCGGCCAGATGAGCAAGCGACCGTCTGCGTCTGGACCTGGACGTTACAAGCTGATCGGACAAACGCCGGTGCCCTGTCCCGATCTGATGGAATGGGCCGAATTCATGGAAATGGGCGGGCGGCAGGTGGCTGAGACTTTCATCGACAGATACCGCGTTTCCACCATCTTTCTCGGCCTCGATCATCGGTTTCCGCCAGACCGCGGCGAACCCATCCTGTTCGAAACGATGGTCTTTCTCAATTCGGCTGAATCGCAGCGCCGGCCCGAAGAGTCGGTCGACGAATGGCTTTTTCGCCGGAAAGCCCTGAGTGATGCCGAACCGCTGCCGATGGAGTGCGAGTCACGCTGCTCGACATGGCTCGAAGCCGAAGCCGATCACGAAGCAGTGTGTCTGATGGTCGAGATGGCGACCGGCAGCCCACGGCGCGGCATCAATCCGTTTGGCGCAGTGGTTCTTACAGATCAGGAGCCTTCACCGGAGCTGAAACGGGATATCCTCACTGTGATTCGCGGCGTGCGCCGGATGAAAGTGCCAAAAAATGGCAAAAAATGAGCAAACCTGAAGCCCTTCTGGTGGCGGGACGGCGGCTGCGGAATTACCGCGACAAAGGCTTGACGCCCCCGGCTGACGCCCGCATCACGCCTTGCATCAAATGCGGGGCGCTGCTCGCGCTCTCCCGGGAAGCTGCGGCGCAGATGGATCGGACACTCGCGGACTCGCGACTCGCCGCGGCCATTTGTACGCTCTGCCTGCTCGATCATGTGCCGAAGATCGATGCTGTCGAAGTGTCGCCGCAAGGCGCGGCCTTACTCGACAGGAATCCCGAACTGCTGCAAGGATCCGGATTCCGCGCTCGCGATGTGCTGGACGAACTGATCCGCCGGACGAAGAAATGAAAGTCCTCTGGCATCTGCTGCGCGAAGGTCTGGCGATCTATCTCTTCGTCTGGCTGATCGACGGTCCGATCCAGTTCATCTGCGACGTGATCGGAACCATTATCGGCACGGTTGCCGGCTGGCTGTTCAATCGCATGATGGAGGCGCTCCGAAGCTATGAGAGATGACAACGACACCTTGAGGTTTCCGCCGACGAACTGCCTGAATTGCAACCTGGAGCTTGATTCGCTCAGTACGCTCGATAACACGGTGCCTCATCCGAAGCGCGGCGACCCGGTCGTATGCCTGCATTGCGGCGCGGTGGCCACCTTCGATAACGGCCGCGTCCGTCCGCTTACAAAACAGGAGATTGAAGACCTGATGTGCTCGACCCGCACGATGGAGAAACTGCTGATGATCCGCGCCGGTATTTTCTTCGTTCATCACCAGCAAGCCCAGCGCAACTAAAAAGGCTTTGAAAAAACCGCTGATATTATCAGATGGATTTACAAGAGCCCTGATGTGGCCTTGTTATGCCTGCGGTTCGCACGAGCCTGACTGCGGGCATCGCGAGATCGAGCTGGTCGCATGGTGGCATTCGCTCGCGGTCGATTGCTGGCATCGCGAGATCGAACTGCTTGCATGGTCGCCGAGGAAAACCGATGACGAACACCAGATTGTTGCTGCTGACAGCCTTGCTGCTGCTGGCTCTGGGAATTCTCCTGGTTTATGTGACTGCCCAGCGGAAGTTCGAGTCCACCAGGAGCTCGATGATCAACCGAGGCGCCGAGGTAAACGGAACGTCGCTCGCGAATCTCGAACTCATCTGGCCGGTCGATTCGAAAGAGTTCCTTGCGAAGCAGGCCCCGGCCGATGCGAGCGAGGCTTTCCGAAAAACGTTCGCCGCCTGCGCTGAGAACGGCGGACGCGTATTCATCCCGCCCGGCTACTGGTGGGTGCCGAAACTCAAGACCATGCCTGTCAGGCGCTGTCCCTCCTACGGACTGGGATCGAAAAGTCACATAGACACCGTAGTGGACTTCTCGCCTCTGGCTCCGGCCGTCGATCCGCGGACGCTGCTCAAACCATCCGGCGGCTGTATCATGCGCGATGCGGATCAGTACAACATGCCTTTCCCGATGAGCTGCCCATGAGGAAAAGAAACAAAGCGACTCCTGTCCCTGCTGCGGACATACGGGCCCAGGCGATCCGGCGCTCGCCGGAATGGGGCGAGCGGCTGCTGGCGCTCGAGGCTGCCGGCCTGCTGCGCACCGGCGATCATCCGGACTTCATCGTGGGCGGCCAATGGCCGACTACCGTGAAAGGGGCGATCCGGCGATCGTGCGCCGACTGCCGCGAATTCGTGGCGCTCTCGCCTGACTCCGGTCTGCCGAAAAGCCTCGAATTCCCGAATGCGCCGATCATCTGCTGGCCGTGCTGCGAACGCCGCGCGCTCGAATCGAAGCTGAAGACATAGGTGCAGGCGTGACAAATGGTGGCTCCACGGCCACATGATGAAATACCTTTGCTTTCCTATTTCTTCCTGCGTTATCCTGACAGTTTGCGGGAGCGGCGAAGTTGGCCGGATACTTCATATGCTAATGAAACTGGCCCCGCTGGATCTGTTGACGTCACTTTGAAAAGGGTGAGCGCCGAAAGGTGGGGTTGGAAGACCATCGACAGGTCCTGCGGGGCCAGTACATTTCCGGTTGGCGCTTATTCCCTCCCATAAGCCTTATGGATAACGAGCTGAAAGAGTACCTTGACGCAATGGAAGCCCGTATCAACGCGAATATCGAGCGCGTCGAAACCAAACTGCTGACCGCCTTTCACGGCTGGTCGCGGCCTTATGAGATCCGGGCGCGCGGCGTATCAACGGCAGTCAACAGTTTCGATGAGCGGCTCGGTCTGGTGGAGGAACGCCTCAGCGCCATCGAGCGCAAACAGGCACATTGATTTTCAGGTGACGCGGCGAAGGATCGGGATACTTCTTACTTAATCTGTGGGTCGTGGGTTCGAGTCCCATCACCGGCGCAAGTCGGTGTAGCTCAGCTGGGTAGAGCAACAGCAAAAAGCCCCGGGCCGACAATTCCCGTCACTGTTTTTGGATCTGGCGCGGCGAAGATTGGAGATACTTCTTTGGTTGAAGATCGGGGCAACCTGATCTGCGGTTCAATTCCGCGAGCCTCCAGTTGACCATTCCCGCCAGTTTGAGTTTTTTCATGGCGCGGCGCAGTTGAGACGGTTACTTCATAAGTACAGGTTCGACTCCTGTCGGGCTGGCTTGAAAACCGGCTCGATATTGCTCTATGTTTTATGGCCAGAGCAAAACCGTTCTGACGATCTTTCCCGCCATGTTTTAAAGGAGGCTGGCGCGGCGAAATTCTGGGCTACTTCATTCTTCAAAAATGCCAACGCCCAGGGTGCTCTTTCCCGCCAGTGATCTCTTATGCTGAAGTACTTCCTGATCGGCGAAGCCTGCGGAATCGCGACGGTGTTCCTTGGCGCTTATCTGCTGTACCTCTACTTTGACCGCCGCTGGTGAAACGAATTATGAAGACGAACACTGCCCCCGCTTACTCGCCACCGCCTCGAACCCATGAGGGCGCGGTCGCGGATCGCATCACGCCGCTCCAGCAGCTGCGGCGCAGCGTACTCACGTGCCTCCTCTGGGAAGACAACTTCTATGAGTCCGGCGCTGCAGTCGCCGCACGCATCGCGGATCTTTGCACGAAAGTGAAGCCGGAAGACATTGCCACGCTCGCCATCGAAGCGCGTGAGGCGATGAAGCTGCGGCACGTTCCGCTCTATCTGGCGGTCCAGCTTTCGAAGCGCAAAGGTTATGGCTCGCTGGTCACCGACGTTCTCGACAAGATCGTTCAGCGCGCCGACGAACCGGCCGAACTGCTGGCGATGTACTGGCAGGACCGCGCGGCGAAGTTCAAAGACATCGACGGGCGGCGGCAGGGTGGCGCGATCTCGCACCGCGGCATCAAGACCGGCCTCGCGAATGCCCTGCATCGCTTCAACGAGTACCAGCTGGCGAAGTGGCGCGGCGACGACAAAGCCGTCAAGCTCAGGGACGTGATTCGCCTCGTTCACCCAAAGGCGTCCAGCCCCGCGCAGGCCGATCTCTGGAAGCGCGTCATGAAAGGCGAACTCGCTACTCCCGATACCTGGGAGGTCGAGCTGTCCGCCGGCAAGGACAAGCGCGAGACTTTCACGCGCCTGCTGACCGATAACAAACTGGGCGGCCTCGCCTTGCTGCGCAACTTGCGCAACATGGAACAGGCGGGCGTCGACCGCTCGCTCGTCTCGACCCGGCTCGAGCAGGGCGTCGAGCGGGCGCTGCCGTTCCGCTTCATCACGGCGGCTCGCTATGCGCCGAACTACGAGCCCTCGCTCGAAATTGCCATGTTCAAGGCGATCGAAGGCATGCCGAAGCTTCCCGGCAAAACCGGGCTGATGGTCGATGTCTCCGGTTCGATGGACGGCCGGATCAGCGCCAAGTCCGAAACGACTCGCATCGACGTGGCTGCGGGCCTCTCGATCCTCGTGCGCGAGCTGTGCGAGACGGCGGTTCTTGCGACTTTCTCGGATCGGGTGGTCGCGATCCCGCCGCGCCGTGGCTTCGCGCTGCGGGATGCGGTTCTCAATTCGCAGCCGCATCATGGTACCTATCTCGCGCAGGCGCTGGCAACGATGACCATTCAGCCCGCGTGGAAGGATATGGACCGGCTGATCGTGCTGACCGACGAACAGTCGGCGGACGGGATCTCACTCGGCAGCGTGACCGGTCTCGCTTACTGCGTCAACGTGGCCTCGAATGCCAACGGCGTCAGCTACAAGAACGGCTGGCAGCACATTGACGGCTGGTCGGAAGCGGTTCTGGACTACATTCGCGAGATTGAAATTGAAAGCGCCAACGAAACCAGATCCCAAAGCTGACTTACTGACGCCGGACGAAGCTGCCCGGCGTCTTCGCGTCACACGCCGCACGCTTTACACCTGGCTCCGGGCTGGCACGTTTCCCGGGGCCAGAGTGGGCGGCGTCTGGCGCATCAAAGCCTCAGACATCGAACACAAACTGAAAGCCTGACTCAGGGGAAATATTCTACCCCGCCGAATCCTGATTTTCCCTTTTAATTGACACGTTAAAAATTGCAGAGTAGTGTAATCTTCAGACCACCACAGCGGGAAAATCGTTTTTTTTGACTGTGAGCGGCCTGACGGACGAGGCCAGTTATCCTCCGCAAGGGGCCAAATAAACCCTCCCCACGCTATTTGCGGACTCGCGCCTCGGCTTTAATTCTTCTTTCCTACTCAATGACAATTCAAGCGTGTAATCTGCGCGGACGTGTGCCCTGTCCGATCCCTGTTCGCTGGCCAGATGGAACTTCCTACTCTGAGGGCAATCCTGAAGAAATCGAGCGGATGATCGCAGCCGCCATCGTCGAGGGCAAGGCCAACAAACATGGCTCGGTGCGCGTGCTGAGAATGCTGTGCAACGAAGAGACGGCGCTCGCTGAACTGGCTCGCATCCGCGCGCTCGAAGCGGCGCAGTCGATCGAGCGATCGGGCTCGATCATCACCGCGGCCAGCTGCACGGTCTATCGCGCGAACCTTCCCTCGGGCCACAAGGTCTGGCAACATCTGCCTCACTGCGGCTTGCGCATTATCCTGATACCAGCATGGCTGCGCGGCAGAGCGAGGATCGTGGATCCCATCTTCGGCTGTTTCTCTGACATCGGCCAGCTCGCTGCATGACGAAGCATCGTTCCGCGTTCCTGCTCGGCCGCATGACCGCTTACCAGCGGGGCGCTTACATCGGACGCGAAGCTTTGCCGGCCTTTGCCCGCGCTGTCGATCAGTCCGAAAAGCGTCTGCCGCTGCGTCCTCCCATTCGCAAAGGCGCGTGTTCAATCTGCGGCCAGGAGACTTCCTTCGCCTGTTCGGACTGCAAGATGGACCGCCACGAAACGATCTATGTCTGCGAGTCGGCCGACTGCCGCGATCAGCACGAAGCCGCTTGCAGTAACCCTTCGCTTTGAACCTGCACCTGTAATTGGTACAAATGCCATGGCTCGAAGTTCTCCGCGCTGCACGAGAGCGTAATCGCATGGTGCGCAGACCCGCCGACCGCGGGCAAACCGTAGTCGCTATCGAAGGTACCGATTTCGCTTACGAAGAAGTGAAAGCCGCCATCGACGTGGCGCGCATGAAACAGAGAGTCGAATGCCGGCACGCGGTCCTGCGGCTGATCTTCGGCACCGTTCAAATGATCGCTGTGATCTGGGCCGCCGCGATGATTCTGCTGCCCCGATACAATCGCGACCTGACTTTCCTCGCGGGCTGCATCGTCTTCCTCAAAGCGTGGCTGGTGATCCTCGCCGCCGGTGGTACCTCGGTACTGATCGCGGTGGCGCTGACCGCTCTCGACATCCTGCGCGAACGCCGCGCGGCTCGCTGACTGCAAAAGTCCAGGGAATTCCCGAAGTTTCCCGAGTTTCCCGGGACCTTTCCGCGCTTTCCGCGCAGCTTCTAACTCGAAAAATCGTCAATTTTCAGCTTCTGACATGCCTCGTGGAGCACTTGCAGGGAACCGAAACGCGGTCGGAAACCGCGGCCGGCCCGTAACTCTCAAGTACGATCCCAAATACGCGGCTATTGCGCGAGGCGCTACCATGCTCGGCGCTACCGATGTCGAACTTGCTGCAATGATTGGGATTGGCCTCAAAACTCTCTCACGCTGGAAGAACTCTTATCCGGAATTTGAGCAGGCCATAAAAAGCGGGAAGGATGTCGCAGACTCGAATGTGGCTGTCTCGCTTTACCGGCGCGCGATCGGTTACACGCATCGCGCGGTGAAAATTTTCGCGCACAACGGCACAACCTTCGAGCACGAATACACGGAGCGTTACCCGCCTGAGACGACAGCCTGTATCTTCTGGCTGAAGAACCGAAGGCCGAAGATCTGGCGCGACCGGCCGGCATTCCAGGAGGGCGAAGAGGACGACGCGGTGAAGGAGTTACTGCGGGCGATCAGGGATTCGCCAGGCCCGGCGGTCGACGGCGCGTATCATCCCGACGACATACCTGTCCCGGCGCCGTCCTGAGTTGTTCGCTGTTATCGAACCACTGGATTTTCCGAGAGCGCAGTCCTTGCGTGATGGCGGCGAGGCAAAGACTAAATAGTAGTAAAGCTTCGGGGCTGGACGCGCGTTACGCCTGATTTTAGCGGCGGATCACGCTCTTGTCAAATAACGTTTCTTTTCAGCGGCTTACAATTGTTGCAGTAGTTACTCTCCAGGACTACTCGCGACGAACCGGCTGCGGCAAAGCCAGGTATAACGCCCCAGGGATGCACGCTGGCCGGATGCGCTTCGGGGGCCGAATGCCGGTGACTCGCGTTGAACCAACGATCTCTGTTCGCCACCTGAAGACGATGCCTCGATATACAGGCTCGCTTCGAACGTTTTCACGCGGACCATCCCGAGGTTTACGCGCTCCTCGTTCGGTTCACGCGCGAAGCCAAAGACATGGGCCGGCGCGCTCACTACGGAGTGGCGGCAGTTTTCGAGCGTGCACGCTGGCACGCCGAGATCGAGAAGACCGAAGAGTTCAAGCTCAATAACAACTACCGGTCGCGGTACGCTCGCCTGATCATGGAACAGGAACCGGACCTCGACGGTTTCTTCTCGCTGCGCGAACTGACGGCCGACTAACTTTCCACAAAAGGCCGCATTTTGTTGAAAGTACTACATCCGTGATGCGGTTTGGCGCGGGTTTCGCGGCCTTTCCCGGCAGCTGACTTTCGACAAATTGGTACAATTGGGATTCCCTTTCATGTTCAGGCGAATCCCGGCGGTCACGGTCGGCGACGTGGCTCTCTTTGTCATTGTCGTTTTCCTCATCCACGCTACGCTCGCGCGTTAATTTGTACATATAATTTGTACAAATGCCTGATGATTTACCGGGTTTACCTGAAGAACTCGAGCGGGCGCTTGCTGGCGTATGCCTTTTGCGGCATCCGTCGATCTCGATTATCCTGCGCAATAACGCCTTCGACTACGAAGCGCAAGCGGTCGAACGGCTGGTCGCGGCATGGGAAGCGGGCGGCGGGCAGGCGCGCATCGCCCACCTTGTCGCCAGGGCTGAGTCTGAATGAACGAGCTGGTTGCGCGGCTGAAGAAAGCCGAAGAGACTCTGAGCCTTGATCTGGTCCTGACTCTTCAGTCCGATGGCTCCGGATCGATTTCTGACTGGACCGGAGAGCAGGACAAATACATCTTCGAGTTCGATACGATCCGGCAACTGGACGACTGGCTGAGCGAACCGCGCGTGACTGACACCTTACCGGCTGGCGTGGAGAAATCCTGATGGCTGATCCCCGGAGGCGTGGCCGTCCCAAGAAACTGCAACTGTGCAAAGGTTGCGGGCAAGACTTCGGCAGGCGTGAGATGCAGGTGCACGCGCCTGGCGGAAAGTGCTCGACGCCGCGCTCTCTCGAAAGCCGACAGCATCGGCTGAAGCCGCTCACTACCCGGGAGGCGATGACAGTCTCGGACATGATCGAGGCGCAGCGGAAGCACGGCGACCAGTGCGGGCCTGACTGTCCGCCCGATTGCATGTTCGCTCCCGGCAGACCGGATCCGGTCGTCGACCGGCCGCCATGGGATGACTGATGCCTTGCCGCGTAGTGAAGATCGGCGATACGTTCGCCATCGTAAAGTTCGCTCCGGAGAAACGCCGGCGCTGCTCGGTTTGCGGCGACCTGACCACAGTGGTCTTGTGCGACTTCGTGCTCGAGGGCCAGGCCTTGCTGTTCGGTGAACCGGGCGCCAAGTCCAGGACTTGCGACGCGCCTCTCTGCAAACGATGTGCGATACATATCCCGCCGGACACTGACTTCTGTCCAGACCATCGACCGCGGCCGTGTCAGCATGAAGATCGAGGAGCTTCATCTGAATGACTACCGATAAGCCTCTCTCCTGGCACCAGCGGCACCGGCATGATTTTCGCCCGAACGTGGTCAAGCCGGTGTCGCCGCCAGTCAGGAAAGGGCGTCTGAGACCGATCGCAGAGATCGAGCGAGCGCATGACACCATAAGCCGTATCATTGCGGCTCATCGCAGGGAGGAAGGCTTCGATCCGATGAACCCTGACTTCGCGCATAACGCGGGCATCATGCGAACGCTGTGCTGGGTGCTCGATCACAAGAGTAAAGCTGCGGATGAACTGACGCGCCATTTCGACAGGTATGCATGACGCCGGTGATTGATATCGGCGCGGCGCGCACTCGTTTGAGTGGACCTCCATCCGATCCACTCATCCAGAGGTTTCTGGGGCGGTTTGTCAAGGGATCGCCCCGGAGTTTCTGGTGCGGCTTTGTCCTGGGCTTCTTTTCCGGAGTGCTCTGGGGTATGGTGGGGCTGGTCCTGTGGGACATCTACCACCAATGAGCCGCGCTGGTCTGGTCA